CAGGAGGGCGGAGCCTATGGAAAACCGACCACTTATACAGCCTGTAGTCAACGTTTAAATACTGCTCCTGCCTCTGCTTTTACTTAACGCTCTGTTTGAATGATGTAACTACCAACGCCGATTAAAACGGAATGTCGTCGTCAAAATCCATTGGTGGATTGTTTGATGCAGCTGCGTGACCAGTTGGCTGGTTCTGTGTCTGAGCTTGCTGCGGTTGTTGCTGCTGCGCCGGCGCTTGCTGTTGTGGACGCTGTTGCGGCTGGTTCTTCTCAGCGCGTTTCTGCATCATGGTATCTACTTCAGCCTGGGTCATTTCAGTGAATGCCAAGGAAGTGAAGTTGCGGCCGTTGGCGCCTTTGTTCCAGCCTGAGATCCAGTACCAGATTCCGCCTACGTTTGCGCGGCCACGCTGGTCAGGATGCTTGTCCTGCTGTTTGTAATCGTTGCTGCCAATGATGCCAGTATTGGTATCATCGTATTGTTGTTTCTGAGACATAGTTACCTTGAGTTATTAACTGTGGAGTTCCAGCGACATGCCGTTCTCTTCACATCCAATTAAAAGTTTGTGGCCGCACGGAGTTTATATTCATCGTAAGGGATGAAGGCGTCTCCATACTTGATGTAGCAGGTTCCGAAGCGATGCTTTACTTCCCGAACTGCCATTTCACCTTTCACAGAACAGTCATGGCCATCCACTGTATTTGCGATCGCAAACAGCGCCAATAACGCAAGGATGGGCAGAACTAAATTCTTAGGGTTATCCATTTAAACAAACCTGCTATAAAGTCGATCGCTGCCTGCATATTTGGCGTGATCGACAGGCCGTCTTTGTAGAGCGAGTAGGCGAGTGTGCCTAAAATCAATGCCCGTACCCATGCTGGTGCATACCAAAGCAACGCCGGACGGCGTTTCCTTTTCCGAGGCTTGTCATCGTAGATGTCATAGCCGCCGTAACCATTTTCGTACATTCCTGGCATGGGTTTACTCCCTTAGTAGCTCGGTGACGCGTCAGCTGCTGTAAATTCACCGATAATTGCTGGCGAAATACTGCGAACGCGGCAGGGCTTGAAGATCGGACTCAATTTCTCACGACGATCTGACCACGTTGTCACCTGCTCGGAAGGCTGTGCTTCCTGCTTTACTGTGAATAGGCCAGAGTTGAGAGAAAATAAAGTAAAATATCCCGACTCATCTTTTAATACGATGGCCGTCTTAGATAGTATAACAGCTCCAAGACATCCATCACAGCGCGCGATATTCGCGTCGCCATAGCCAGCCAAAACTTTGTAAGTTTTGCCCTTTAACAGCCGCCCGTAAAGGGCGACTTCATTGCAATCAGCGTTTTCGGATATTCCGTTGAATATCACGCTGGAGTTTTTATTCATTTTTCAACTACACGAACAAATTCGAACGAAGCATAACCTAAAGTAACACCACCACCGTCAACATACATATACGATGGCAAATTAAGATAGTGGTTTCGCTCAAGGCTGAAGGCAATATTTAGCCCGCCTTTGCAGAAAGGGACAGTGTATTCTTTACCAACAATTAAATTGTCATCTTTTAGATGAGTCTCGCCGGTATCGATTACACCAGTGCATTTGACGACTATAAGGTCGCCTGGATTTACTTCAGGGTAAGCCTTTAAGAACTCTTCTTGGCTCCACATTATTCAACAATCTCCCACGCAGGAATTAACTCCATTGCATACGGATCTTCTTTATAGACGCAATCGAAAACCGGAGAGTGTCCGTCGAGTTTATATAGGATTCCGTGATGCCCACTTTCTTCCGTTTTGTATGGCCATTCGCAGGCTACATCTACCGTTATAATGTCGCCAAGTTCAGCAAAGCCTTTAGAATTGTTGTAATGTGATGGATGTTTCTGAGGAATAATTCTTTTCAGTTTTATTCCTGCTTTAATCTCATGACCTAGCATTATTCGAATTCCTCACAGATTTAACGAATAGTGTTATCAGAATGACTGTCATTAGAATAGTCATGCTGTTTAACGGAAGAAATGAACAATGCCGTGTTCGTCCACGAAATAACTCATCGTTTGACCTCAAGTAACTGTTGATGTTTATTTAGGTTGGCAAACTTCCCATTCGCCGAAATGCTTTCGTGCCTCAAATACATATTGAGGAGCGTTTTTCGGAGTCAGGCTGCACATATGCAGTTCGCCATCATCATCCACAATAAAGAATTGATGCGGCTTATTCAGCTCTAGCGACTGATAACGGTTGTTATAGGTTCGCTTGGCAGTTGAAGACAACGAAGTTGCTACAACTTTGTATCCCTTATTGGGCGTAATTCCTGGGTTAAAACCACAGCCGGTGTGAACAGCAATGTCGCCAACTCGAACCATTGCCTTCTTAAACTGACCATTTCTTTTTCGAGTTAAACTCATTCTATTTACTCCAACTAAATATAAATGTTATTCGTGAAGTGCTCAGAGTGATGTATTTAAAGAACTTAATCCCGCCGTGACTCACTGAGAGAACTTCCAGATAACACTTTTTAAATCAATGCTTATTGCGCTTTACTCGTTAACCGAATATTCGAGCCATCGGAATCCTCACATTTGCCGGATTAAGCGTGATATGTACACCTTCGGAATTGATTAAATTGGGCTATCGCCCACAGCCGGGCGCGTCTTACGCGCGCTGATTTCCCAGCCTGCAGTTTCATATTGCTGTGTGTGGCGTTGAATTCTGCAATATCGATGCGATCGGCGTGACACTCCCACGGCTCGCAGGGAGCAATGCATATCACCGATGACGACAGGCTTTTAATCAGTTCTCTGGTGATAGCTGCGGCAAAACCGCAACCCAAAGCCAGAATTTTTCTCAATAAACTCCCGCTCGTTGGCGGGCATCCTTCAGTAAAGGTTTGACGTTAAAAGATTTTGCCGTCCTGGCGATCTTTTACCGCTTCACAAACAACTAATTTCACCTGTTTGCGCGTAGGTTTGACCGGGAACCGGACTACACGCCACAGTGAATCTACATGAACAGACACTGCCCAACGGCTTGCCAGCAACTGCTCTTCCAACTCCTTGCCGGCCGCCATGTCATTTTTCCAGACGCTTGAAATTGTCTTCTCAATCGTCTTCTGAAGGCTGTGCATTACCAGCACGCTAATTTGCATCACTAACTCCTGAAAACTCAGTGGTGAGGCTGTGACGCGCTTTTACGCACGTCTTCAAGTTGCTGTTGCGCTTTCGCCAGCTGCTCTTCCAGCATACGGATGTGCATGGCGGCGAAAGTGACCACTGTAGTCGGTACATTGATGGCTAATTGCTCATCAAAACGGATGCGAGAACTCTCGATCCTTGTCGCGCGTGACGCTACAGCGTCAAATGCTTGCAGGTTGGACATGATTACTCCCAAGTTCGGCTATTTCCCAATGCCAGAGGCTTCCTCTGACCGGAACGATTTCGTTTTTACTGAAGTTTTTGGTGTGACACTCCGTCACCTTGATGTAATCCTTGCCATCTTCAATGACCACATCGCCATCGAGTGTGTCGCCCAGCTGCGCTAGGCTTTTGAAGTCGGTTGTTGATTTAACGCATACGAACTTAGGCACGGTTAGTGTCTCCATCGGCTTTTCTCTGGAGCCTTGTGCATACTCTTTCGATTACAGCGGCAAGTTCTTCATCTGAAATGTCGAAACCAAAACGTCGTCCTGACGTGTCCAGCAGTGATACTCTCGCTGCAGAGGTAAATTTATCTCCCTCCGCTTTCGAGGATCTAATATTGTCCAATTTCTCGCAGAGTGTACGAACCAAACGCTTTACGTGAATCAATGGAATAACCCCATCTCTAAATTAAAAGGACGGAAATATTCCAATGAAACAAATCGAATATTGCCATTATCATCAATGATGTTGCAGGTCTTGCCATCGTGGTGACGCATTTGTCCACGATTAAGGGAAATAGGGGATACGTTCGCATCGCCAGTTCCTGCAACTACTTCATAAGATTTGAAAGCTGTGAAGCCTTCCAGACGATTACCATTAGTGGGCACAATACGTTGACCTGATTTAATCACTGCTAAGCTCCAATTCCGTTTCAAGTACACAGTTAGTTTCGGCGACTGATACTACAGCCGCACTCAATCCCAATTAAAAACCAGTAAACCAGGCGTAACTTAACGCTGTTTAACTTTCACTATTTGGTAATCACGTCCAGTAGATTTTGCGTATCTCTCAGCCTCTTCCTTGCTGTCATACGAATTTCCGTTCACCCACATTCCATTGTAGCGATATTTAATTTGATGTTTGAACTTTGGCTTTTTCATTCACGACCAGTCCTGATGAATTCCATGTCTTTAGTTTGGGCAACAATTTCGCCTAAGTACGCAAGCTCTTGAACTGAAGCCTGATGAGTTGCACGCTTCCAAACTAATTTACCTTGATCTTGCTCGTAAATTGATTGGTCTTGCTTATACCAAAAGTTCTTTTCCACTACATCAGCCTGAGTATCTTCAAGCGCAAAATCAGGGTATCCGTAGTTGTCTGTATATTTCCAAAGTTTGTATCGCATCATTTGCAGTCCATCAGCCCACAGAAATCATCGATAAATATTTCACCAAACTCATCTTCTACAAAAAGAGAATAGAATTGGTCTTCACCAATATCAAAAGCCCAATCTTGGGCATCCTTAATTGATGCGAATTCCTTTTCAAGCTGGCAGGTGTCCAGCAGCATATAAGTAACGATTACTTTAAACATTTTAAGCTCCAAAATAAGCAAAACTCCCTCCATTTCTGAAGGGAGTATGTGACACAACGAGTGACTAATTCGCTTTTGCGATTGATTTGGAGCCAATCTCGCAACTTACTGACATGCAAAACAGGTCAATAAACTCTGAGATTTACTCCATTTCCCATACAACTAAACCAACCTGTAGCATCTAAACATGCGTATTCGTGACGAACTCAAGAGGCCAATTCTCAGGCATTCAGTCACAAATTAACATGCTCAAACGAACACAGGTTGTTGCAGATTTCGCACATCAGGTTGAATGTAATTGGCACATTCAAAGCCCAAGCGCAGAGGAGCTGCAATCCGATTATTCATAAAACAAAAGAATAAAAATACAGGGTTAATTCCTATATCTGTCACAAAGTCTAGCCGTGATAAAGCCGACGGCTACGGCTTAACATCCCTGTTGTACAAGGGTTTTCCATAGGTTACATGCTAATATCGCGACAACAGCCACATGCCTATCTGTCACAATATTGAGTTCATATTCACATGCTTAGATTGACACGTCCTTGCTATCTTCGGGTGATTAAATCCCTAAGCTATTGTCACATTCTCACATGCAAATCTGTACACACCACTGCGACAAATTAACATGCGGAAGTTGTCACAATATTAACATGCTAAAGGTGTTGCAAAATTAGAGTCGAACATGGGACGCGCCGAGCCGAAGACTCCGCTACAAACCCAGCTTTCGCACCGCGTTCGATTTCATTTATTTCTCAATTGATGCAAATCTAAGTTCCAATTCATTTCCCCGGCTTGTGAGCGGGCCTTGATAATAGGGAGGCGAATTGCGGAACGATGACTTTCTCAATATGGAAGCACACAGTTTCGAATGGTATTCATACTTGCTTCATGGTCACTGGAACTTTGAGCGGCCAAACTCAGGGAGTTCTACGCGGCAAACGTAATGACACTTTGTTGCAAGCTGACATGCTGAATATTGTCGCGAACTCAATTCAACCTGACATGCTGAACACTTCTCCGTATTCTGTTACTTCGCATCCTACTAATGCCCAATATTGCTCTTGGTTTGAAACAATATTGGGAATTAATATGAAGATTTTATTTATTTAAAAGAGTAGGGCCGAGTCTTCCAACTCAGCCCCATAGTTGTTATTGGCAGAAGTAATAGGCGTGCTCTGAATTCAGCAGCTCTTCTGTCACGATATTGGTGTGATACATGTCAATACCGCCAATCTGTTTAGCCAGCGCTTCGAACTGATTGTTCTCCACGAAGATCTCAATATACGCTTTACGAATTACGTCCATCATTCGTGGCGCATCTGCCAGCGCACAACGGAAACAGTCGTGAATAGAGGTGAAACCACGTAAGCCAGCTTTCTTGGCATACTTCGCTACAGTTCGTGCCACCAGTGCGTCAATGCCCTGGATGTAGTTAACAACGAATGTGCGAACGAATTCTTCCTTAGTTGGTGCAGTTTCACGAATAGTCCACGGCTTACCGTCTTGGATTTGTCCAAAGATGACACGAGTAGTTGCGTCAACACGAATGCTGAATGCGTCGCAGATGTCACGGTTTGGGTAGCAAGGTTTGTGGACACGTTGACCATCAGTGTGGCGATAATCGACGAATGCTTTGCCCAGCTCTTCACACTTCTTCAGCACTGCCTGCTGCGTCTTCTCGATGAACATGTTGATCTTCTCACCCAGCGCATTGTGAATAGCTTCGACACACAGTTTGGCAAACTCGATTACTTTGGCTTCACCGACGATCAATGTCGCTGTAGCAACGAACTTACCATTACCAACCAGTGCAGCTGTGCCACCACCATACTGAACAGCCATGTATGGTGTTTTGATAAAGTTGCGGCCATCTTTCTTATTCAGATAGGTGTCCACTACTTCCTGGCTTGGTTTCATAGATGAGCGATCGAGCAGCTTCATCAGTTCCACCAGTGACAGCTGATATGGGTCAGCAGCTTTAGTGTCAGTAGCAACCAAACCTGTAGCCTGTGCCATAGTCATGTTGCCGGCGATGAATGCCAGGTATTGAGTACCAGAGCATTTAGCATCGAGGCCAAAGCCAACACGAGAGTCGCATTCACCAGTCGTCTCAAACTTGAACCAGTCGAGCGCCAGACGAATGTAGGTGAATGGCTTCTTAGGTGCAGCAGCCATGTTTTGCAGCATGTAGACCAATGCACCAGCTGGGTTCTGAGCTGTACGAGTCAGCATTGCAGATTCAACCCATTTGCCACCTGAGATGTCTTCCAGCTCTGCCATGAACATGTTGTATGCCACAGAGGTTGAACCATCATCGTTCAGCTTTTTCACCACGTTCTCGATATTGTGAGAGTAGAGTGAACGAGCAAAGTCAGATGACTGAGGGTTCGGGCCTGCACATGCAACGTGGTAGAGACGGCCACGGTTATCAGCAAAGTAGTCAGAGAACAGCACATCTTCGCGAGCCATGTTCTTGGCATTGTTCCAAACGTGCAGCTCGGTCTGGATAGCAGCTGGCAGCACATTGCCTGAACGGGTAATCATGTCCACAGCGCGCTCTACGATCTGCACCATTTCTGCATCAACGTGATATGCCGTATCTTGCAGGAATTCGATGCACTCGGTCATCAATTTGGAAGGCTTAGCTTTGCCACCTTTGATGAATGGCTTGCGACGGTTCTCGCTACTAACTTTGCTCAACAGTGGAGTGCAGGTTTCTTTGGTGGAAACCAGCTCGATCCAACGTTCTGTCATGGTGAATGACTTATCTTCAGCGATGTTCACAAAGCCGAGATGTTTTGCCAGGCCAATTAAGTTGATTGCCGGGTCAGCATAATGGAATTGCTTCATGTCATTATTGCTGGAATTTGCTTTCTTGATTGAGGCTTCTGCTAACCCAACCATGCCAATTGCAGGAACTACATCGTCACGAGTGAACGAGGTCATCATGTGGAATATTGCCAGAGCTGCGATTGCACAGGTCTGTGGCTGCATGTAGTTCTGCTGTTCTTTAGCACGGAAAATAGATGAAGTGATAGCAGGGACAACAGATTTGATAATATTGGTATTCATGGCGGTGTGCTCCAAATTAGGTCAAATAGTGCAAATAGTCACAATCAATTAGGGTTCAGGCAGAGCGCGATATAACAACGCTTACCGGCTATCAGAATTAGGCGTTAGAATTAGCTAGCCATGCGTCGATATGCGCATCGTGCAAGTCACAGGCGACTAACATAGCCAATAAATCTAATTCAGCATCAAACGAGTGTTTGTTGAGAGACGACACAATAGATACTCCAGGGTTTATGGAACGGACTTTCGTGGGCGTAGCCACTTCACATTCCAAACCCGTGAGCCAACTAATATTGAAGCGAGGTGTGTTGACCTTCTGCCTGCGTAAGCAGGAGCTACCATTGTCTTTGACTTTAACAAGCCGATAGGCTGTGTGTAGAAAAGTCGGAATAGGGACCGTATTTTAAGTCCGATAGGACGGTGTTGGGCTTCCGCTCTACTTGGCCCAAAATAAAAAATTTCAAAATCACCGCCAAAATTGAAACCGATACCATTTCTAAATTTCAAATCTGCTGCGTACAAAACTTGTCCCTGCCCAAATAAAAAAAAATTTATAAAAATTTCTGCTTTGAAGTGTCTGCATTGGCATGAAAGCGTGGCGTAATTTAATAGGATTAATCCTAAGAAACAAGGGTAAATGCTTGCAGTAGACTTAACATTTTTGGCTTGACATGATATTCGAATAAAACGTTTTATTCGAACCGATCGGAAAATTCGATCAAGTTTCGTAAGTTTATCGCTAAGATTGCTAACGAATTCAGCTTGGTAATCGTAATCCTAAGCGAGATTTAAGTAACAAAAGTTACTAAAAACCGCCTTAATTGCATGAACTACTAACATTAGTAGTTGAAATTCCGTCAAAAGGTTGGATCGTTAATCGATTCTGATGTGTGGCCAACATAGTCAAACACATCAACCTTTTACGGATTTCCAACGTAACGGTAGAAAACGTGATTACCTACTTTAGATAATCTGATGAGTTGACCAAAGCTAAACGAGCCTGTGGAGAAGTGTGTGGCACTGGTTTTCGGCTTCGTTTGAAGTATTACAACACCTAACGCGATCTTCGTTGCGTCTAATATTGCCTGGTGCTCTCGCCTATTGAACTTATGCGCTACAACCTTAAAGGTTGTGTTCCGCTTCCATTTGTTGCGAGTCCAAGAAAATTGGTGAGGTTGATAAACTACTTTGCAAATAGTGGTGGCAAATGGCTTCCCGAATTTAATTCGGTTTTGGATTACATTTGCGACCATTAGTTTTCCTGCGTAACTTTCACCACGCGCTTCGAAAAAGATGGCCTTTGTCAGACAGTCCATATCTCTTTGTTGCGAAGGAGTGAGTCTTGCCTTTCCATCTAAGTAAAATAGACTTGCATATTCCAGGGCCTGATTGCTTATGTTGGTAGATGCCCCAACCGGAGTTGAGGCAAATACCGAAGACACCGAGAGAAGCAAAGCTAAACTTAGTAGGATACGAGGAACAAAGTTCCAACGTCCGACCATAGTTAAACTCCATTACTTCGCCTTCTTAAACCACGTTAGCGGGTTCAATTGTTTAATTGCTGCAATAAACGAATCTCGAATCGTTGTGATAATCAGCTTTGCACCAACAATACCAATCACAATACAAATGATTAGTGCTGCATTTGGGTGTTCATGCAGATATGAATCGAGAAGGGGGAGCGAAAAGACAAACGTTCCAATTAATGCACACAATGCCGCATCTAGCAGCGCTTTTCCCAAGCCCTCATTCTCATATGCCCCACGAATTAATGCGGTAAGACCTGCAAGTAGGCCATGCAATAAACCATATTGTTGAGCGATAATAAGAATGGCTTGGAGGGTTTGCCTGTCCATTTGTTTACCATTCATGGGCGAATCCATAACACTTATGCGTTATTAATTGCCAAAAGCTCTGCCCGTAGTTTATCTAAGTCCGCCAAGATTGCTTCTTGAGTTCTGGCTTCTTTAACTTCAGGCTGCGCTACAAAATTCTCGTCGATGAATTCATACTGCCTTTGGAAAAATTCATCTTGAGATTTAATTGGGCAATCGTCCAACTGGTATACGTCCAGCTTTATGTTCAGTAACCCAACATATGTCGGATCGCCGATCCAGAACATGCGAACTAATCGAGACTCACTTTCAACAACAATAATAGGTTTGTCGCTTAAAAGATTGTCTCTTTGTTCATACCAGTCATTGCCATTTTCATCTTGGTAAAATGCTGCGCCATCTTCATTACGATGCCACTGCAACCCCAAAATTCTTTTTAAAATTTTCATTATGACCTTTAATAAGCGGAATCAACCCAACCGCCGTTATTCCTGTAAATCTGCAACCGGCCACCTATCAACGCCATGTTTTCGTTGTAGTTACCGTTTGCGCTGTTCAGGCCAACTAACACCCAACCTGCACTAATAATAAGTTGCGTGCCGATTTTACCGAAGTTATTTTGCGCGCCAGTCCGAACCCATTGCGCACAATTATTAATGTTGCCATTGGTGTTGTTGTACAGCCACGATAGGGCACCCGAAAGATTGTTCGAACCATAACTTTGAAAGATCGAATAGTTGGCACCATTCACATTGACGATATCGCCATTCTCTTGATAAGTGTGCCCACGTCCGCCCCAGGCGATTTGAATGTTTCCGCCATACTGTGCACTGCCGCTACAATTAACACTGCCGCCAACATTTATACTGCCGCCAACAGAAACATTGTGGCCCATATTTACATCACCATTTGCCCCATTGAATGAGAAAGGGCGAAGGTTATTCCAAGTTCCATCCGGGTCGCCATCATTCGTAAGCAACATGTAGTAGTTTGAGCCGTCAAAACGATGAATCACACTCTTGTTGTTGTTCACCCTGATACGAAAGGCATTGGCGTCTTCACTAACTACTGGCCCATAAACGCGCATATAATTAGCTTGGAAACGGGCTGTTGGGACGTTGTTGCAATAGATATCGATCACACCATCGCCGGAACCAACCAACCCTGAATCCGAGTCACCTACGTTTATTGAGGCAATGTCATTTCTTGCAAATGTGCCGGATGCACGCTGCCCGATCGAGATCGTACTTCCAACCCAGCTGGCACCACCCACATCAAGTGTGTTGTTGAGGACTGTTTGTCCATTCACAATTAGAGTGCTGCCGATGCTCACTTTGCCGGAAATCCAAGCACTGCCGCCGCACATCGTCAATAGCTGCGAAACATGCCACACAGGCTGACTGCCACCCTCATTACGTCTATGTGCTGAGTAAACTAGCCCGTTCGCGTCTTCCATATAAAGCATGACACCAACATCATCAGCGCCAAGCACAACGATTTTGATATACCATCCGGCACCAAACTTAATGTCGGCTGGCACATTTTTAACGTTGTCGATCTTCACATAGAGGTGCTCCCCAACCACGAAAGGGTAATACAGCAAGTCTAAAGATGCTGTGATTGGGATTGTTGCACTGCCAATCCCGAACGTCCCTACCTTCATGGTTGCACCAATGTTGGTGCCAAAATCCGTGAATGCGGGAGATTTAAGGGCATCAGTCAATGCCCCAAAAGACCAACCTTTGGCCATATTAAATCCTTACAACGTTGATACTTGTTTGTCCGTTAACGCCGCGCCCCAGGCACGCACATTTCTAAGTTTTGAAGTACGTAGTGCTGTGCCTTGTTTCGCCGCTCGGATGAAGTTGAAATCAGTGCCAGTTACAGTTGGATTGTTGTTTGAAAGAGTGGCCATGAGTGCGCCATTCAGAAACAGCTTCAACTGTGTTGCGGTGCGAACTGCAACCACTCTATTCCACGCCCCAGCAATGAGACCGACGTTTGAGGTTTTAGCGCTGCTAACAGTCCAGGCACAAACCGTGTTATTGGTGTGGAATTCCAGCAATAAACAACCACTGGCCGAGCCAAACGAATAGTAAATCTCTTCGCCAGACCCGCTCTGCACTGAGGCATTTAGGAACACATCAATCGCGATCGTGGCATTCGCCATACCTTCCAGGTGCGAGCTGAATGTCATGTACTGCTCATAGCTGGGGTTAGAGCCAATGGTTATTCCATCCAGTGCAGCTGGATTCCAGTCTGAGGTTGGGCCAGTTCCGGTGTACCCATAGTTAACAACACCTTTGCCGATATAAAGATTCAGGTCGGATGCTAGCGGCAGATAGAAGACAGGTTGTGGAACTGCATAGTCAGGCTCGACTATTGCTTTGTTGTCTGCGAATGAAGATTCAGTAATGATCGTTGAGCTGGGCAATGTCCCTGTTTTGACATAACCCCTTCCCGTAGAATCCACACCAACTTGACCGCTGGCGTTTGCCAGATAAACGCCGGCATCGTCTGCTTTAACCTTCTTGGTTCCAGCCGCGTCCAAAAAGAGCTGGCCAGTCTGCATCGCCACGTTGCCGGTGTAAGAGCCACCTTCAACTGGGACAGCGCCAATATCTTTGGCTTTAACACCATGCGGGTTGTTTTTATCTTGGCTGTGTGCTGCAACGAGAGCGCGATATTGCGCAACCAGTGCGTCGATCTGAGCTACGGTGTAGGTTCCTAACCGCCCAGGCGTTAGCTTATGTGGGTTGCCGGTGACATCGGCGATGTGGCTTGTGATGGCCGCCACCGCATCGTCGTAGCTTTTCCGGGTAATCTGGATGGAAGACTTCGACCATTGTGCATCGTTCTTGCTTGGGGTGAGGGAAGTATCAGGATTACTAACGAGCGCAACATAGATTGCTCTGTCCGTTTCATCCCACGCCGCCGCGCCTTTCTGATAGGCAACATCGCCGCCCCATTCGAAAACACCACGCTCTGCCAGAGCAAGGAAAGTGGCGTCTGTCTTCCACTGCAGGTAGTTCAACACCTGGTAGGTTGGGATTTCTGCCAACCATCCCTGAATATATTTAGCGTCGCCAGGGTCACGACGAACAACCGCACTTGTGTTTCCCCAAAGGCGGTTTAGTTTAGGGCGCAGCATTTGCTATACCTTTTTGAAAATGGTCGCTTTCTGGTAGGTGGTAAGTCGCGGGTAGCTTGTGAGGCGCAGGAAATGCGTTATGTTCCCATCGAAGTAGGTTGCCAGGCTTTTCAGGTTTGCTGAATAGAGGCTGGACGAGTCCCAGATAACAATTTTCTTCACATCGCCAACGTAATATTCGAAGACATGTGAGCAGTTCATCTGCTTATTCAGTCCGCCGATCGTCACGCCATCAGCAACAATCCAACCTTTCACCGTGTCGAATGCCTGCACTGCAGGGTCAAAGTCGAAGGAGTAACCGCCAATCGACATCTGGCTGAAATTCCCAGCGGAGAAATCCATTTGACCGATTGGAGGTGGCAGGGCAAAGAGACCATTAACTAGCATTTGCTTAGTATTGAAATTTGCCTCAGTAACGATCTCGCTTTTATCTGCACCAGAGGTAGCAACGCCGCCTGAAGTCAGATGAATCGAGCCTTTACTGTTCCCAAAGGTTTGGTCTGGCCCATCCTGGCCAAGCAACGCATTTCCTATAGTGATGCCACCAACAAACTTAACGTCACCAATAAATGTGCCGCCACTGTCCGGCAGCGTTCCGACCTGAGCAGGCGTCTCGCCGTGTACCGCACCACCACTTTGATTTTTGTGATAAACGATCGTGCGTTCGTCTGTCGGGTCGCCCAGGAATAAATCAATCTCGCCACTTTCGTAACCGCCAATGTCGTGGATGTTGTCGTTGTGAGGATTGTCGGCCGCAATATGGTCAGCCAGGCGTTTCTGAAGATCGTTTACCGCCGTAGCCACATCGGCTGCATTATCCGCGAGAAGGTTTCTCCAGGCACTGTTGTCGTCTGGACTGGAACCCAGTGATGCCTCGGTAGAATCGTTGACGAACAGCGCGCTACCGTGCCTAACAACAGCGTGCGGCGCGTATGAGATATCAGAATCCCATTCAACGAATTGCTCTGCAGCGAACATTTGGCTCTTCAGGTCAGTTATCTGGTAGAGAAAGTTTTGCCACTGGTGTGGCTCTTTCTCGACAATCCAACCTTTGAGGTATTTGCCGCTCTGAAATATTGGGTAGGTTGTGTCGAGATCGGGGTCGGCAACTTCGCCATTTGCTGCCCAAATTAACCCCAAATTGGCGCTGCGTTTTGTCATATCACCTGAGCCGGGTAGTCTTTAGAGTTGAAGACCAGAGCAATATTTCCCGTGTCATCCCTCAATGTTATTGAAACACCACACGGCTTAATGTCTGGCAGCATGTAACAGAGGAGAACCCTGTCTGCAGTGGGCAAGATTTCATGGGCAATGAATTCCATTTTTAACTTGCCCTCAACTATTTCTAAATCCAGCTCACGGCCAAGAACCAAATCGCAGAACGTCAGAAGGTCTTCGATATTGCAGTTGGTCACGGTTTTGATAATTCTGGCCCGGATGGCATTTTTCAGTTGCGGGTCTGTCCTAACCAAATCGGCTGAACTGCGATCGCTATCGGAACGAAGGAAGCCACCAACGGTTTTATTTTTGTCGTCACCAACGCCAGCTGCAGCTGGGTTTTCGTAATAGCCAAAGAATCCGAGTGATGCCGCGCCATAAAGTGTACGCGATGCACCGACGAGGTAAGCTATATCGTCCACCATGACGCCAAAAGAGTCGGCGAGGTAACGGTACTTAACGATGTATTCCAGCTGAGTCTGAATCTCAGCAAACTCATCCAGGAAACACTTTATGTACTTCTTGAGGTTTGGGCTGTGTCGGTATTGCGACAACAGCATGTCCAAACCGCGTCTTTCTTTATCCATAGCGCTTTAACCGGTTAGAGTTGTGTCTTCGACATCAATGTCGGCAATCTCCACATGGGCGCGCTGATCTATGTCCATCGGCAGTGTTTGAGTGCCAACTGTATCGGCCGACAGGCCAACTTCAAGGGTGTCAATCTGAATGCCCTTCGCTGCTGCCAGAATTGCTGGAATGACATAAGACCATGCCACCGCCGCGCCGGGCTGCAGGGAGTTGATATAGGACTGCACTGCGCCCTGAACCAGTACCTTCACATCGTTCGAACTGAGGTTGACCGTCGAGATACGCTTAACCTTAATCTTGAAGAAAACCGGGATTTTGGTTGTGCGCGAAAAGTAGATGTCGTGTGGATGGCCTTTACTGTCTTTAACGGCAGTTTTGATATTGCCGTAGGTGGGAATACCGCCCGTTTTGTTATCGTAAATCTTCCGGGCAATGTCGTTTATTGTGCCGCCGTCAACAACCACGTAGATAGAATTAGGCGGCTGATTGCCGATAGCACTATCAGTGTCGTTATCACGGATGCGGATATAATCCAGGTTAAGGGACGCGAGCGAGGAATAAATTGCTTCAGCTGTTGCAGTCCCTGTATTGACAGTTGTTTTGTCACGTCGCGCCCTAAGTTTTGGGTCTGATTCATAATTAACACCGGTCATCCCATCTTCGGGGTTGGTGACGCTTGTCCATCCGTCGATACCCGTTGTGATGATTTTTGTCACTGTTCCCGCTGCAACGTACAGCTCGCCGATCGTCTGGCAAATGGCAGTAACGTCGCCTGGCAAAGTCACGTCATTCGCAGTAACAAACTGGCGGCCGAGGTCGTCGCCAACAATTGCCCCAGCTGGAACCACTGTGCCAGCGTCACCTCCACACTGCACCGTAACCTGTGTCGGTCTTTTGATGTATCGAGTAGTGCCGGTCAGTTCGCAGATATTGTCGAGGCCAACACCTTCCATCGAGCCTGGCCGGTAGGAGTTAAACGCATTTTGCGCCTGCTCCCAAAGCAATGACGCTTCGTTAGCGACAATGCCAATAACCTGACCATCCGGCCCTTCTGGAGAGACGTCAAATGTCGAGCCGAACTCGGCGGTGAATCTGGAATTGAGGCTGTCGATAATGGCCGACAAAGGCTTTCTAACGAACCCTCTATCTGTCATGCCATAGGTTATTGCTGCCATTCAACGATCTCACTTATTTCGCCGTAATCAGAAATGGCGACAAAAGAAATTGATAAAATTCGTTTGCGGTAGTCTGCATCGACATCGATCGATAGAAGCTGCCGCACATGGTTTGTTGTTCTGATGATGTTGGCCACGGATGCCTGAATATCCGACACCCGCGCGCCTTTTACGAAGATGGCATCAAACCAACCTAAGCCGATGCTTGAGTCGTTTTGCCATTCACCGAGGATTGTCAGCAGCCGGCACTTGACCAGCTGCGCGACAAAAGCAACACCACCGATTCTCGTTGTGCCACGGCCAACCAAGATATCGTGGTTTGAATCGAGTGCTAAATTGCCTGCCATTGTTAACCTTGAATCATCGGGCCTACATTCTTGCCGTCACCTTGCTCCAGGTGCGAGTGGCCATTGACCTTGACGCCGTTTAGCGTGAAATCGCCTTCCTGGACTGCGCTGCCTGTTACTTTGAATGTTTGTCCTGAGCCGCCGGAGATACTTGCTCCGCCCTGCACAGTGAGTGACTTTGTGACAGTCGTGTCACCGTCCAGAACGATCGCCTCTGACTTAATTGTCGTCTTCTTCGCGAGCGCATAGATTTCCCCGTTCTTGACGTGGATGTATGTATCCCCATCAACGATCTCTATCAGGCCGTCTTTGTTGAACGTTATCCGTTGGCTTCTGTCGGCATTCCTCAACTCTGTTACTGAGTTATTGAAGCCCTTGATAGCCGCTGGAATAGGTTGGTTCCCGATGGTGCAAACGGCTGAGTTATGCGAGAACAGCTGGCTGAATTGTGGCGCTGGTTTTCCATTAACCAGCCCAGCTTCAGCTTTGTTCTCTGCCAACCAGTGTGAAATTCCGCGCTGTGCGAAATGAACGTAAACTGGCGTACCATCGGGAACCGGATGAGTTAAGCTCCAGCCACCGCCTTGAATGAACTGCACCGGCACTCTCTGCAACCGCTGTTTTGGTATCAGCGTGTACGCAGCAGCCATACCAATGAATAGATTTTCAATGGCCAGCTGCACGTCGCAGGTTTGCGTGATCGGATCGAAGTTATAGGCGTAACCGGGATAGCCGGTATTAATGTCTGGCGCGCGTTTGTCGTTAGTTTGGCTACCCATTTACAAGAACCGATTCGTCGATAATGATTAGCGAAAGCTCGCGGAAGCTTGAGATTTCTTCGCCGGGATAGGCATGGTTGTTGGCGTACAAATTTGGCAGAGGTGTGGAATATTGCTTCAGAAGGTCTATGCCACACCGTATCGGTATGCCGTAGATCTTGTCTGTCGATGACCACGACAAGTCGAAGCAATAGCAGTTCATGTACCTGTTTACGTAAAGCGCCGACATCTGCACTGAAACGCCGGCATACTCAAACGATATATCTTTTTTCACTGAAAAGGGTACGGTCTTCACATACCCAGCTGGAAGCAGGTTGGCGATTTCTGCCAGCGCTGCCTTTTCGTCTTTAACACTCATGTGAGCAGACCTTTAATCGAAGATACTGGATTCGGCAGATTGCCTAATTTGCTCTTCAACGTTGCCAGCTGCGCGGTAGGTGAGCCTGAGCCAAGACCAGGAAGAGAAACGCCGCCGAGCATACCCATACCCAAACTCTGAGCCATCTTTGCAAACTCTGAATAATCGTAGGATGATTCGATGGCTGCGGTTGCAGCTCCTACAAGCTCATCTGAGCCAACCACCTGCAGCTCTTCGAGCGTCAGCTCCATACCTAAAATTGAGGCTGTGTTGCGATCTTGCTTAACGCGAATACCAATAATCGCGCAGTTAAGATACGTGCCTAAAATTGTGGAGATATACAGCTTTGTGCCCGATGTACGCAGGCTGTTAAATAGCGCGTATGTCGATTGCACGCGGTCTTCGGTTTCAAAAGCAGACGACACTGCACCATATAAACCACCCGCCATCGAGATAAGCGGGTTATTGAAGATTGCTCCAGTGGCCACCGAAAGACCTTGCACTGAAATACTCCAGGCGGAGGAGTTCTGCATATTGGCGGCAACGACATCGAGCTTTAGAATTCGGTTCTGATTGATGATGTGGTCAGCGACGAGGAAACCAGAGCTGGCCGGGAGCTTAGTTACAACACTCTCTGCAAGGTGTCCTTCGCTGACTACTGCATCAAATTTGAAGGTGTTGAACATGCTCGTGTCGGCTGAAGCTGAGCTGAAAATACTCTCAACTTTGTCACGCGCACCTTCAATCAGGCCACCGATCTTGCTTAGCGTCGATTCTTCGCTGGTATCTTTTTCTGGTGTTTTGGCTGTATCAGCCGCCTTCCACATAATCACGGAAGGGTGTGGGCCATAGCTAAAACTTTTCTTTAAGGATGATGCCGCGCTGCCGATCGAACTGCCAATCGAGCTGGCGACATCGCCGAGCATATCGGACATTAATCAAACCCTTCACTTTCCAAAGACATTCCCGACATCAGGTAAAGGTTCTGCCAGTCAGATTCATCCAGGCCCATTGCAGAGTTACCGCCAAGCACTGCACGAATGCTCGTTGTCAGTGGTTGCCTGGTGTGTGTGCCGCCGCGCTGGATGACCGACTCGATTAGATATTTGTCTTCCATTGCGTATCGGAAAACGGAATCGTCCAGGTTCAAAACCTGCTGTTGGTTTGTCACTGAGACAACACCATTGGCCAGCAGCTCTTTACCAAGTAGCGGAGAAACATCGATAACCATGCCTGGCTGAATGTCCGGGCGCATGAACAGATCGACATCGAGCGTTCCAATACCGGCCATCGGGTTGCCTTGCACATAGTTTGCATCGAGCTTGATAGGCTCTCTGCCTTTTGCCATTCGCGAAATTGCGTCAGGATCGCCATATGTTTCGCTGAAAATCTGCACCTCAGCTGTGGCGATATAACACTGCATATTGTGTTCACTCAGCAGGTCGGTAAATTCACGTATGAAGGTGTCATGGAAGACGCGGCCAGTGGGCAGCACAACGTTCAAATCGGCATCTGGAATGCCATACGTTGAGATGGTGTTGAAACCATAGTCAGCACACATAGATTTGATCGCCTCCCTGAGCGTTGCTCCTGGCGGGATAGCTTTCATCTGCGTGAATATTGACGCGTTAACAGCCGCTTTCGATACACAGAAGATCGTGGTTACATGCTCTGGCGGGCGCTTATAACCAATCGCGTTTTTAATAACACCAGAGAATATCGTCGGGAGTACAGCGCCATCGTCGATCTGAATGCGCGTGCCGCCAGTTTGTTGAACGTAATCCTTGTTTTGGAAAGTCCCGCCCTGCAGCTCGTCTGCATAACCTGCACGTACTTCGATGAGAAGTTGGCCAAACGTTTTGTTCTGTAGCGCCTTAACTTCTTCGACGGCCAGGTTATAAATATTTATGGTTGCAGTGTCTGCGCCCCAGCCAATGATCGAGCGAATGTCGTACTCTATGGCGTGCTTCTCAAACACTGTTTTCTTACTGGCATCGTTGGCGTTAGTAACGATCACCTGAACACGTCTAATCCACACATGGCACCTTCGTATGTGTTTTTAATCAAATCCAATTAATCTTGCAGAATGTCGCCGGGACGAATCCCGGCTCCATGCTTACCGGCGTTGAGAAACTGCACCACCCATGTTGACCGTCTGAGTTGAACTCTGGCCACCCTGAATTTGTGCTGTTGCTGTTGCCTCTCGGTTGTTTATCTTCGCGTTGATGTTGACGTTGATACTTCCAACGCTCGGCCCTGTTGAGCCAACATCACGGAATGTTCCAGCGCCAGCACTGGTGAAGGCATTTAGGTTTTCGAGGTCTTTAACGCGCTTTTGGGCATCAGGCCGGATGTGGTTAATCCAGTCGTTGCCGTAAAGCTCGACGGACTTATCTATCGCGCCTGGGCCTGCAACATACGCTGCAGCCGCCTTGCGTTCGTCGCCAGAATAATGGCCAACCAAAGCGCCAACATAATCCCGACCTACACGAGCGCGCTCTTCCAGCGAACCATCTTTGGCTGGCCGGACACCGTAGCCTGGGTTGGCTGCAGTTCCATCCAGCACCTGCATTTCGCTTTTGGCTGTAGACTTTGGATTGGTGGCGTTGCGATCGCCGTTGGACTCCAGCTGTTCGATCTTCTTCGCTAGGTTGAGTGAATGCTCTGACAGGTACTTATCAACGGCGCCACCGGCGTTACCAATGTCTTCCATATAGCCGATGCTTTTCATGATGCCGTTGTAGCCAACAACCATGCCATTTGCAGCACCGCCAAGCACACCGTCGTAATGACCGGCAATCTCTCGCTGAACGAAGTAGTCTGGTGATATTGCTGCGCGCGCGGCGTTATCTTTGCGGCTCCGGGCATTCAGCTCTGTCGAGTCGAATCGAGCGCGAATGTCGTCGTTACCTTCAGCTGCTGAGACAATAGACTCATCAGTGTTAACCACCCTGGCAAAACCAGACAGACCAGCCATTTCAGCTGCACCGGCAATTCGTTCCTGGCTCCAGCCCCGATCAAGCGCTTTGCGTCGAAATGCTGCAGCCAGCTTCACCGGGTCGCCGCCGCTCTCGCGAATATCACTCATGGTCAAAAGGCCGCGTGTCGCCACCGCCATTTGCACCGCCGCGCTGGGATCGGCATTTGCCATCCGGTTGAAGGCGCTGTGTACGCTCTCATTGGCACGCTGCGCCTGCTCTTTGTTTAGGCCAAGCATTTCCATTGACTGCTGCTGTGCGTCGAAGCCAACGCCATTCAGGGAGCCGTAATCCTGCGCTACGCCTGAGTAGTCGTGTATGGAGTTAATCAGTTCGCCGCCAATGTTGGCTGCACCAATACCCCCGGCAATTGTCGCGCCTATCGGCCCTGCTGCTTTCAGTTCGTTAAGGAAACCGCCCTGCAGGCTGCGTATGGAGCCTCCTGCCAGGCCGTTAAGCAGATGCCTACCGAACCCATCACTAAACCCATCAAGGCCGTCATTGAAGCGGTCACGGCCTCCACCGCCACCTTTGCCACCTCCACCGCCAACCACGTCGCCTGCATCATCTTTGATGTAGCCATACCTGCTTTTACCTATCGGTATCTCAGGCATATTGGCATTGCTGGCAAGCATCGCTACAGGCCCGCCAGCCTGCTCACCGCGCTGTTTTAGCTCATCGTTGGCTAACAGTATGCCCTGCTTAATGGCAAGCGCTGTGCCGCTCTCAGAGGCTTCTTGCGCTGGCTGTGTCACATTCATCAGCTGGTTGCCAGCCGTGGTTACGAAGTTCGGGCTGTAGTCAGATTTGCCAATGGCGTTTTCGTCGTAGGTGCGCTGGCTTCCCAAATAAGGGTCAGATTTAGTGCCTGCGAAATCACTATATCCGCGCGTTGATCGCTGTTTGATGTCCATCCAAATGCCGTCGCCTTCCATTGCCTTTCTTGCAATGTCGCGCGTAGCTTTGTCTTCGACGTCATAGCCAGTAGTTCCGCCGTTTGTAATAGCGTTTCTGCCGGCTTCCAGTCGGCCAACAACGGAATCGAGGCGGTCTTTATTCCGATCGTACCAACCCTCATCGCGGTCAATCCATTGGCTCCTTGTTTCGTTGCCAACTGTCTGACTAAACAAAGTACGGTTGCGGTTGCTCAGCAACATCCCCAGCTGAACCTGGTCGATATAATCCGGGTGATCGTTTTCAAGATCGAAGAATTTGCGAGGAGCTTTATGCTCCCAAAGCGCGTTGTCCCCAATCAAACCATCTGGCGAGTACATCATGTTCGGGTACATGGAGTTGGTGATTGCACCAACTTCACTGACCTGCATACCTAATTCTTCGGACACTCGTCTGCGCGCTATCGGCTCAATCCTGTGGCCGCGCTCCATATCCGCATTTGGTTTCGGCGCATCAAAACCGAGCTTTTGAACCATCTGCTTCCACGGCCGCGTATACGGGTTGTTGCCCAGGTAGCCGCCAACTGTCGAACCAGTGATGTCATAGTCGTTGCGCATGGCAAACCAGGCATCACTGCCTTGTTCGAGCTTATCGTGATAGGAAACGGTTGAAGTTTTATCCCCATCAGCCACATCACGGAAGTTTGCGTGCGCTGCGTCGAGGTCAGCCGCTGCTTTCCACTCCCGCCGAGATCTGGCGGCGTTGTAGCTCGTTGTTTGGCTGAAATCGCCTGTAAAGTCTGTGCCGGCTTTCACGTCATTGGTTGAAGCCACGATGCTGCGAATCGGTTGTGCTGGATCGAAGGACATTTTTGCCTCCGACTCCATGTACTCGCCTTTGCTCTGCAACATCTGGCCAAGCGCGTAACTTGAATACGGCCTTACATCTTCGTCGAGCTGGCTATATGCAGCACGAGCATCCGACAAATCCATGTAGCGCGTTGCTGCATCCATCAGGCGGGAATAGTCGTTTTCATCCGGCAATTTGTACGGATTCATTCCCACGTCACCGCCGCCGCCATACGATTTCGAAAGCGATTTTAGTGTGTTGCCTATGTCTTCACGCAAAGCAGCTGCCGCCTCACCTCTGTTTTCAGCTTGGCCGGTCAGAGAGGAAATAAGGGAATACTGCCCGCGATCGCCAACCGCCGAACCGACAGAGCCTAAAGGCAGACCTGCAGCATTGAGTGGCTGTCGTGGCGACTTGATGTGTGCCGTAATTCGTTCATCACCAACTTCAGGAAGAATGCTGTGATAACCAACTTTCGCACCGGTTGCTGCACCGTAGGCAACTTCCAGAAACTGGCTGCCCATACGATCAGCCAAGCGCCGGGATACCTTGCCCAAGTCGTGTTGGTAGTCGTCGTGATTGCTGTAGCCGTGTTTGTTCAGATAGATGTGTGCAAGATAGTCGTAACTGTCCTGCACCGTACCTTTGTCCGTCGCATATTCCGCCATGAAATCGCCGGCATAATGGCCTGGCAATTTCGGCATAAAATCTTGATGGTCGGTAAGGTTGTCACGCAAAAAAGCTTGCATGAATTTAAAATCGGGAACGGGTACATGGGGATTTGGTTTTGGCATGTGAAGCCAAACATCCTGAGCACTGACACCTAAATTATCCATGTACGTGTTGACGGCATCCACGGCGTGTAAACTGTTGTGGTTCATCACATCGTGAAACGTCCCGGCGTACCCGGCTGCGGCTATCATCTGCGCTGTTCTTGCTGCATCTGAAATAGTGTCTGCCGCTTCGTCACTCAGCATTGAAGACATGTCTTCCGAATGAGTGTCTTGCATTAATTCTTGGTTTACTTCCATCCAGCCAGAAGCCGCGTGAGCGGCCAGCTGCTGAACCATAGCGGACTTCTTCATTCCGTCATGGAAGTTTAATCCCGATTCAATACCGAGGGCGCGGATAGTTTGAATATCCAGGCCCATCATTTCCTTAATACTGGCCATTACTGTTCCACTTCAACTGGAGGATTTAATTTCTTTCTTAAATCTAAAATGTCGTGAAAGAGGAGCAGGTCAACTAATGAATAAGTTCCATCTTGCAACTCTTTCAAGGTGCAGAGGGAACTGTCTTCAATTATTGGTCTGTGCAGAAAGTATCGAATGTCGGGAAATAAAGCCGTTAGGTCTTCGCCGGACTCGAATTCTGTGGCTCTTCCTTCTTGGATTGAGCCACCTCCTCCAATCGTCTCTGTTCTGTTAATTCGAGCCCTTGCTTGAAAAAATCAAAGAAGTTTGCCTCGCAAACAAAAGCGAAGACTTTACAAATTAACATCAGTTCGCCGTTGAAATGAAGGTCGAATAATGCAGGCTTAATTTCTTGGCCTTCAATATTCGCATTGCACACGACTCGTTTCATGAGTTCGCTAATAATTTTATTATCAGCTCTGCTCATAAGCGCAATAATGTCGCCGAAGTTGTATTTGTTATCAATAAAAGGGAACACAGCGGTTCCCAATTTACCAATAAGCTCAATATGCAAATCCAGCGCGCTAGTTGCGGAAAGCTGACGAGTGTTAATTAAAACAGTCTCGCCTTTCGAGTTTAAAAACTCGCGTTGCACTAACTCACATGCCATTTTGATTCTCTACTGCGGCTTAAACGCCGATTTCAGGGTAGCTGCCGGTCTTAATCTGGATGCGCTCAACAAAGATGCCCCACAGGTTAGAAGTGAAGCCGTTACCGCGAATCACTGCAGGCTGCTTCAGAATCACGCCGTTAACACCATTTACCAGCACGTCGCCCATCTTATCCACGACCTGAATCTGCATAGGCGTCCACAAAGACTTGTTGCCTGACAGACCTGTTGCCTGAGTCAGCTGCGCTTTCGCATAGAGAATTTCATTCCAGTCTGCAGTTTGCAGAAGCGGGAAGGTGATCATGCCTGACATGTCGGCGGAGGTGGCTACAGCCATCTTTCCGTAGGCGTCGAGAATCGGCATATGTTGCGCATTCACACGGCCAGCGTTAATGATGTTCTGGCCAGCCTGGAAGCCATCGACTTTTGCACCGTCGATGAGAAGGTCGGTGTTGTAGAAGGAATACTGTTTCACTTACGTGCCTTACTGTACGAAACTGCCGGAGATAACTGCACCCTGCAGCGCACCTGAACCGATCGCGATAAAGGAAGTGCCTTCCCAAATACGCTTACCTTTCTGCGACTGCAGAAGTTCGAGGTCGGTGCTAATTACTTTGTAGCCGTCCGGGTAGAACGTCCCTTCGTTGTCGTAACCTGGTGCAATCAAACCGTTCGTTTTCGCCAGTTCGAGAGCCAAAGTTACCTGCTGGTTGACCATGCCAACGCCGGTATCTGTCCACGGAATTTTGGTGTTCGAGGTGTAGAACAGGTTGAATACATTTACCTGAACCTTCTGGCCCAGCCACTCAACGCCCTGCACTGTATCGAACCAAGTGCCATCGGCCATGATTCCGTTGTAGAACATGACATTGCCGGCCACATCAATGAATGCGTTGCCGTTATAGGACTCCAGCGCCTTCAGCTGCGTCGGATCGAGGTTCGCTGTAGTCATCGCCGGGCCTTGTTTAAAGGCCAGAATAAGCACTGAGTTCTTAACGTTGAAGTTGACCGTTGACGCGCGCCCCAGGATTGAGATTTCCGGGTATTCAACGCCACCCTCAGATGGGTCATATACGTTGATGGTGTTGCGAAGGTTCTTCTGTTTCGACTTGTAGAAGCTGTTAGTGGTATTGCCGAGCTTCAGGACATCAGAGCTGGATGTCGCCAGGCCAAACACTTTGGTGTTCGACTGACACCAGGAAGCAGCATTCAACTGTTCATCTGTATCGCGCAGCGAGCGCTCGACAGCGACATAGAAATAATTCTGCTTTGCCACTAACGCAGCCTGGTTAAGTTTCGCCAGGTCAGTTGTAATGCCGGCCGCATCAGTGCCTACAGTTGTTGTGGCTCCAGCTGCACTGGTAATTTTCAACGCAGTTGCCAGAGCTGTAGCCGCTGGAACTTCCACACTCGATGTCGCGCCAGTAGTGATCGACGCAAAAGTGAAGATACCTGCAGATTGAGTGACCGAAACACCGGTCATCTTGCCTTCAATCAGTGCAGCAGCTGCCACCAGATCGCCCGCTCCCGACAGGTCAACAGCACTGACATTTTGCACTGCACCATCGACGGAAATACTGAACGAACCAGTAGTAATAGCTTTGAGGTCAGCCAGTACAGCAGCTGCGCCACCAACTAATTTACCGCTCGTCGCGGCGGCTCCAGAAGTTTTGCTGATCGAACCGACCAGGAAGGTCTTCGGTGTTGGCTTCTGGCTATACCATGCTGTCGCAGCAGCTTGAATCTCGCCAGACGGGAAGTCGGCATCAACTGCAGCTTTGCTGGTATAAATACGCAACGCAACTTCGCCCATAACCGGCTGAAACTGCTTAGTCATAAATACCAGCGGGCCGAAACCATCTGTCGCAACCGCGTTCGGAGACACGGCGATGCTGACATTGATGATGTCGGAAAGAGGAATAGACATTTATTATCCTTTAATCGTAATGGCGCTGCCGCCATCGTAAAACTGGCCATTAACCAGGGCGTCGGACATTATGCCGATCGGAGATCTTTGCTCGCGGAGGACGTTGAATTGCATTTTTACCGCTTTCCTTACTTCCCAATTCGTTTCAAATTGAGTGGTGGCAAGGTTGAGAACTTCTTTGCCAAGCGCAGCAAACCCATGTTCACGCAATTTCGCTTGAACATCTGGTCGGTAAAAAGAATTGTCGAAGTCAATATATTCTTGACCGTCTCTGCTAAATAGAATCTGAAATGTCAGTATCCTAATTCCGCGAGTAAGGAATATTTGATCGCCGTTAGTGTCTGTAATTATTTTCTGCTCATCGAACCCAGGGTTCTGACTTGTTAAGCACTTAACGGCTGCATACTCGCCTTTTGGACGAGGTGCATTAATCTGCATTTCATACGTGAATAAAGGAATGCCGACACATGTATCGACAATATCCTTCATCGCGTCTATTTCTTGCCTGTGGATTTCCACTTATTGCTCCAACTCTTTCGCCACAATTACGCGGTAAAAGCCGGCGTCCGTATAATCATTCAACTGGACAACTTTGTATCGAAGACCATATATGGTGAGGACAGATTTAAGAGGCATTTCGGTTCGGGAATGTACCTGCATAAACGCAGGCTGGCGTTCCCCTACTTCCGTAGCTTTTAACTGCTGGCCAGTGGTTCCTGAATCCCTGTCGCCATATCCAATCGGCGTGCAGCGGAACCGCTTTTTCGGGCCGTAGGTGTCCCCAACCCAGTTGTTCTTATTATCGTAAGCGCCGGGGATATATAGCTCGATGTAATGCTTGCCGGTAGTGAACCGGTTGAAAGCTAATCGCTGATTTATCATTAGACCTACGCGAAGCGCGGGCCAGCAAAAGCCATTCGACGCCAACGAACATAAGCCTGGCCGTAAGAAGTGGAATACAGGTCGGCTTCCTGGTAAGGAAGTTTGTCCCAAATCTTCTCTGCAAACTCGACCTGAACATCGTCCACGTCCGTTCGCACTACCGGGGCGTTCGGCATTGCCGCGTCATCACCATCCAGCGCATCACTCAAAACAACCATGTGCGCTATTAGAGCGGCTTGTGCTGGGTTATAAAAACTCAGCCAGCGCGATTCTTCTTTGCCCATCACCAGTGTGGCGTCTTCCGCGATGATATTGAAACGATCTTCAGGGAGGTCGGCCATTGCCGGATAACGGGCAATCAAGTCAGGTAAAGTGACCATTACGCCAGCTTGTTGAACAGCGACTGTTTATCTTCAACAGACATTTTGCTGATATCGATTTTCTGCGCGGTCAGGAATTTGTCGATTGCTTCTTCCGAAACAGCAGGGCGCTCAACAACAGTGAACTCGCCATCCTTAATACGCTGCTTAAGCAGGTTAACTTCGCGGAATTTGCCGGTAGGAATGAACTGCTTAATCTTCACCTGGTTCTTGTCCAGTTTCACCGGCACTTCGCTTTCCAGCACTTCTGAAACTTCCTCATGCAATTCAACGCGCGTTAGGGGTTTGCAGAGCAGTGCGAAAATATCGTCATCGATCTCAACGGTCGCGCCGCCGGGAATGTGGATGTATTCAACATCGGCAACACCATTCTTTTTGACCGGATAGTGCAGCTGGACATTGGCGTCGAGGTTATTCTTGAGTTGCATTTTGTTCTCTTATTTTCTTAAAGGAGGCCGAAGCCTCCAGACGGAACTTAAATACCGGAGTTGATCGAGATCGCAGCCGGGTACATCACCTGCAGGCCAGCAAAGCGGCCACGCCCAGGAATTTCGTAAACCAGACCGTGCAGCTGCACCGGTTGCCAGGTCAGGCCCAGCGGCTCACGCAGACGGAAGGTTTTCAGGCCGTTTACGCTGCGGCAGATAACGACGAAGCAATCAGAGCCAGATTTGCCCTGTCCTGCGATCGCATTCAGCGCTTTGATTTTGTCGCGGCTGTTGATGAACTCGTTGTTCTCAACGAAATACTGCATGATCGTCTTGTCTGACTGGTCAGAACGAGCCGTGTTCATGATGTACTGGTGCTGTTTAACCGGCAGCCAGATTTCTTCAGGACGCATAATTTTCAGCGTCGAGGCATACATGGCAGTGGTCGCTGAGGTCAGATCTTTCAGAACTTCAGTAGGAGTTTTATCTGCCCAAGTGGTTTTGCCTGATGCACCCTGAGCCACATCAGCGCGGGTAACTTCCGGGTTTTGGAAGAAGCCGACGAAACCGCCTTCAGCGTCGCCGTACCAGGCGGCAGAGTTGACGAACTGCTCGTAACCGCGAGTAGCGGCCATTGCTTTGCGAGTTTCCAGCGGCAGACCAGTAACAGCGGCTGCTGCAACTTCGTCGATGTCATAGTCATAGGCTGTGCCTACAGACTTAACGCTCATGGAAACTTCTTTGCCGGAAATGTTCGGCTTCGGCAGATCGGTTGCGCGCGCGTTGATTACCTTCGCACGGCCAGCGTGGTTGAATGAACGATAGGTCAGCGTGGTTACGCCGGGGCCACCAGAGTTATCAACACCAAATGCGTCACGCGCCTCCAGATCGGGGTACAGCGTGTCGTAGGTCTGTGCTTCGATAAACTCCAGCTGGCGCTGGAAGAATACCGCGTCGTCATCAGACAGAGTTACAGCATCAGCCTGCATCAGCGCGGCAATGGCTGAATCCAGCTCGAACTCAGAACCGTCAGCCAATTTAATAATTTTTGCCATGTGTTTTTATTATTCCGTAAAAGATAAAGAGCCACGGAAATGCCGTGGCTAAACTTGCTTAATGGCTGTTATGCGCCAGCTGCGGCAGCTTTTGCTGCAGGCAAGGTCATCTGCACCATTACCGGCACAATTTCACCAGCTGCTGCAGGCCATTTGAGGGCTTTAACATTCACCGCTTTGGTGAAGTCAGCCGCCACACCGCCGAACTCGCCGGTTGCGTTCACACCGATTTCTGGAGAAGAGATCGGAGTAGCCAGCTGAACCTGAATTGGGCCTTCCAGCATCACTGCCAGCGGCTGACCTTTCGGAATTAACACAGTGCCATCGCCAGGACGAACGGCAGATTCCAGCTTGTTCTCGCGGATTACGATACCGAGAACTTCGCCACTGGCGTGACCGACTTTGCAGGTGTTGTAGGAAGCACCCGGCTGCACAGCAACGCCATATTTATTCATGGCAGCTTCAGCCATGAAGGTGAAGCGCTGCGAGTTGGTGAATGCAAGGCCATAAACATCGCCGGCATAGCCAGGTGCGGTGTTAATGTTCCAATCTTGCTTCGGCATTACTGAATCCTTTGTTATTTATAACGTTCGTTACGACGAGCCAGAGCTTCGTCGCGAACAGAAACTTTCTTGGCCGGCTTTTCTTCAGGCGCGGAAAGAGAAGTGCTTAGGGCGTCTGACAGGGTGATCTCACCGCTGTCTTGCAGAGCCAGATCAAACGCGGCATCGACATATGAGTCGTTTTTATTTGAAATATCGCCGCGAATCTTAGTTACAACATCCCGTTTAATTTCGATCTCAGACTTGCCTGTGAAGTCCATCGAGCTGAATTCGTCGCCCAGCCTTGCTACATCGACAAGCAGCGCGAGACGAGCCTTAACGCGGCTGTCTACCATCTTGTCGAGATCTTCGTCACTGAGGCGCGTTTGCAGCGCGTCAGCCAGCTTTTGCTCGCTCACTGCCAGCTTGTCTTTCAGGGCGTCGCGCTCGGCTTCAACGGTATCAAAGGCGGCACGGTCAATAATCGCCACCTCAGAGCCATCATCGCCGATGCGCGTTGTCTGAGCGCGGCCGCGACGAACAATCGCAATATGATTAGCTGTGATCGTTGTCTTCTCACAGTCATAGTCCGGGTTGTTATCTACGCGAACCAGTTTCGATTTATGGCCAAGACTTACTTGGTCGATTCCCGAATCAACTAATGCCACCGCCGCACGATCGTTGAGGACAACGTGCCCTGCTAAAGAAGAGCCGTCCGGCACTGGAACACCTTCCAGGAAACCTTTTTGCAGCTCTTTGCTGTTGGAAATGTCCACGTCATCCTTCGGATGGCCGATGGTCAGCGGGATAGAGCGGCAAGAGTCGATTGTTGCCTGATCGAACAGAACTTCAGGCTTGGTCATGACACGGACAAGTGACTCCGGGTCACGATCTTTGAACAGGTCGCCCAGCTCTTTGGCTTTGTACAGCATGATGCCTGTACGGGCGATTGTTACAGGGGCAATCATTTCCCCGGTGTCGCGCAGAATGCGCGTTGATGAAATGGTGTGTTTGTCGCCGAGAACCAGTAATTCGGTTTCGCTCAGCACAGTCTCGCCATCATCATTTAGTGTTACCAGAACCTGTCGGTTGTGCATTACTTTTACCTAATGAAGCCCTGGGCGGTTTCTTCGGCGCCGCGCCGATCTGCACATGACCAAAACACTTCGAGTGCGAAATAATTTCGTTCGCTGTGTCTTCATCAATGATGCAGTTACCCACTAACTTTTCCAGGGCATTGGAAATGTCTAAAGCGCGCTTCGCCCGCTCTGCGCTTGATTCCGGGAAGATGTCATTCCACTCGTAGGTGAATTCTTCAATGCCGAAATGGGCGCAGGCGATTTTATCCATCACCTCAAGCCGCGGATCGAAGATTGCCGTTTGTAGTCCAGTCAGCAGGTCGATGTAGTTGACCAAATCAGACTGACCAGTGGCATTCATTCCGTCCGGGGATGCAGAGAGGAAGCGCGTTGCAGGAATACCGACTGCCGCTGCGACAATCTTCAGGTACTCCCAAATGAGATCTTTTACGCCTGACAAGGCAATAGACTTGGTGTCGTATTCTTCCGACTCATCGAGGATAAGAACGTTGTAGATGCTCTTAGCCTGCTTCATAAGACGGAACCGCTTCATTACCGCCCGCTCACCCTCCGGGCTGGTCAGCAGAGACTGCAGGCCGGCCACGGTTACAACGTCAATGGTGGCTTCTTGCGCGAGCTGTGCCGCTGCCGCTGCCGTTGTGTAGAACTGGTCGATGGTACTCATCAGTGGTATCAACACTGAATCGGAATACCACATGTTTCGCTGGAACTCGAATAAGGGCAATTCGGTGCCTTCGAAACGTAAGAAGCGACTGTGATGAATCATCCCCGGATGGCCGCTAAGAGTGTAAAACTCTGGCAGGCCGTAGTGAGGTGAAAGTGCATCCAGTACAATACCACCCGCCGCGTGTAGTCGTGACCGGTCGATAACTCTCAGGGATTTGACACATCCCATCTTCAAATTATCAAGGCGTAATGGCGTGTCGAGTTTGCCCGTCCCTTTTAGATCGAGCATGACGAATGAAGTGCCATAGAGCCTTGCCCATTGATACGCTTCCCGGAACAGCTTGCGAACGCGCAACTTTTTGTCGGCTTTCACACCTTCCGGTGTATCAATTTTGCGCCAGGTACGTGTCATATCTTGAGGCACAACAGTGCAGACTTTTTGTGAAACCCAATCCTCGCGGAAGCGGTTCATTAGTTCTTTGTAATCTGCATTTTTGTTGGCAAATGACCAGCGATTATGGATGGACTTATCTTTTGCGCCACCCATTCCGCTAATAACGTTCTCAAGACCGTCGCTCACTTTAATGCCGTTTTCTTTATCCAGCAGTGAAACAACATTACTTTTCTTTTTGCTCCTGGAAGACATTAATTCTTCCTTTTGAGCTTGACTCCATTAGACTTTACAACTTCAACAGAAGCCGAGGTGCTAATTTGAAGTACAGTTTCCGTTCCCAAAGTTTCGATAACTGCCAGGATGTTTCCTTCTAAATCTCGAATCTGGAAGCCTGCATTATTTTTGCTTCGGGAATCAATGCGAGTAATTACACTCATTAATCAACCCAATCAAGGTAGTTGGCAGTAACACCAGAATATTCAATCGCAACCATATCACTTACGTTATCGCAGCAATCGTCGTTTCCAGTACCTGAGCCAAGTGAAGTCATTCCCAATATTTCTCGTTTAACATGATCGATATGCTTATGCCCTGTTGGGAAGAATATCTTTCCTGTCGAGAAGTAAGGAATAACATTAAGGAAGCGTGCAACTTTATCCCCTCCAGACTTATCGCGAGGTACAGGCATAAGCCTGATTTTCCCGTCGCGCATAAATTGTTGGTTGAGGAATTGTCCTGAAGATTTGTCTTCCATATATAACGCACGAGGAACACAACATGGCCATCGTGAATCAAATACGTTGCAGCTATTCCAAAAGTTTATAATCGCCTCTTTTAATTCGGGCGTTTCAAACTTTCCAAGCATAATATCCAGACAATAAACATCGCGCTCTTTGGTTACTCCCCAATGTTTCAGGACGGAGTAATCGGAATACTCTTTTGCGGTAGATGCTGTATCGGCTGTTACGAACGATCTGATAATTCGTGATCGGTCGAACGTCGAAGGCTCATACTCCTGCCACCACTCCTCTTTCACCAAACCTGTGCCGTTGGCTGTTGGATCGCCGGCGTACTGGCTGTTGTAGGTGTACGGATTCGAGGCTTTCATCGCCTTCAGCGACTCAAGGCTCTTACGCGACGGCCACAAAGCTGACTCTGGCTCGTTGCGTTTCAGATCATAGAGGATGGGTATTGCGTGTGTGTAGTTCTGTCGTTTAAGCAGCTTGTCGTAGTAGGCTGCCGAGCCTGTTTCTTTTTCGACTATCGCCGGAATGTTCAGGTAATGATACTTGTCAGACGAGCCACCGCGCAGCAGATAGCCAACCAAATCACTATCGTGAACGCGCTGCATGATGATAACCATCGGCGTTCTTGCGCACTTGACCAGACTGCCATCGGTGTCGGTGATTACACCATCATTCGCCAGGCGAGACATGAAGGTGTTATCGAAACGGTCGTTAATTTCCATCCTGACGGTATCAGAATAGGCGTCTTTCGGTTTTATGACGTCATCAACAACAAAGCAGCCGGAGTAATTTGCTGCAAGCAATCCGGCCCCCTTCCCCGTCATTTTGCCGCCCGTAGGGACAGCGTGCATCACGCCTTGCTTTGTCGTTCCCCAGCGCTCAAGAGAGCGCTTATTGGGGTCGATTCGCACGTTGGGGAAGATGCGCTGGAATAAAGGATCGAGCATTACCGTTCGGATGTAGCCGCTTGACTCAAGCACAACGTCTTCAGCATATGAAGTAATGATGTTGTGGCTACTTACGTTATGGCAGAAAGAATACAGAGGCAGAGCAATTGACAGCAATTGCGTTTTCGAATGCCGAGGTGGAATTGTTATAATTACTCGGTCAATTTTGCCGTCAACGATCTGTTGACCGACATCGAAAATCACATCGTGAAAGTCTTGCGATTGAAATGGAAATCCCATCTGAATATGGAAAGACCATTTACCAAACTTCTCGAAGCTACTGGTTAAAATCCTGCGAACTTCATCAGCAACCTTTTTGGGGACGACCGTAGGGTCAACATCCATCGGGTTGGTGAGAATTTTTTGAATTAAGTCGTCTGTGGCGCTGTGTTCGGCAGTGTCAGCTTCAAGGTTTGTTCCTTGAATTCGATCCGTCTTACCGTCTTTGACCATCTTTTCGATTTCACTGGCATATGCCGTGGAATCTTTAGAATCAGCTGCTTCTAGCCTTTCTCTTTGTGCGGCCACCAATGACCGCAATACTGCGTTATCTTTAAGCCCCTGGCCCTCGATTTCGGCATCCAGAGCTTCCGCATATTCCTGAATAATCGCTGGGTTTGCAGCGATATATTTACGCAATAAGGGAAGACTTTGGAGGCAGAATCTTGAGCGAGAAACTTTAAGTAGATCGCCGTAAAATTTCAGTAAGTGAAATACAACCGTTTGGTTATATTCTTCACCCAAATCTTCCATCACTGTTTTTAGTTCCTAATGGCCATTCTTCTGCCACGTCACACCTTACAACTTCTTCTAGTTCTGGTCTGGCTTGAATATTAATTTCATTCAATTGCATAGACGAATCACAAATCGGGCAGCATCCCATCATAAAGTCATCCTCACCAACTACATAACCACAATCATTGCAGGTAATAACATTCATAAAACGCACTCCGTTTAAGGTTAGGAAGGTTTTTCAACCTCCCCAAACAACTCGGCTTTTGACGTTTCAGTATTTAACAGCATCCCAAGATACGTTTTCAAACATTTGATTTAATCTGTGTGGGTTCACTTCACCAACACGAGTAATCACTTTGAAAGGTAAAATCAAAGGGTGTACAGCCGCTGTTAAAGACTTAACGCCACGGTTGATACGCTCTAAGATCTTGTATGCATTCTGAGAGTTAGGCACGATAAAGACGATAATATCTGCGTTTGTCTCTCTTCGCGCATCGAGTACGCGATTGAGATACGTGCCACCACCTACGGAAGTTACAAGACTTTCGAGATAGCAGAATTTTACGCCAATATTATTCGTTAATACTACAGGTTTCCGGTTTTTCATCCAGAGGCTTCCATTTGGTTACAGTAATTGTTTCAGTAACCTCATGAGCCTTAACCATTTCGTCAATATCGGAAGTGCGAACGCCCTCATTGTAAGATCGCCCGGTAGACGCCATCCAATTCGCAGCTAAATCTTCAGCTTGAAGACCGCACTCAGGATGGTTTGTCGTAAACGTCTCGGCATCTTTGAGGTCAATTTGGGACACAATGCAGACTAACGTCTCACTGTGTTTTAGGTACTCTTCATCGACTATGCTGAAGTCGTCGAAGATAAAATCACGGAGCTTTTTGAACACTTCGCGGTTTGTGTTGCTGCTGCTTAAGACATTGCTGCTCATTGGTTTCTCCGTTTGAGCTTCACATAAAAAGAAACCCGGACTAGCCGGGTTGTTTTGCCTTAATTTGCGTTATCTAATCCAAGTTTTTCAGCCAGCCTGTGTAGTGCGCTTTCGGGTACAAAATCCTCTGCAAACTCCACAAACTCACTCCAATTCGTGCCTAAAAATCCGGCAAGTAACTCTTTCTCGATCTCTGAAAATTCCATAAATCCTTCGCAAATTAAAGTTCAACACAGCACGGCCAGCTTCAGACTAGCCGCTTACAACAGGGATGGCTTTCAAGCCAGTTGAGCCAAAACCGCCAGCTCCGCGCGCTGTATCAGACAGTTCATCTACTTCTTCGAAGACCGTCTGTGGCGCTGGCACTACCATTGCCTGAGCGATACGATCGCCGGCCGCCAAAACTACAGGCTGGTCGCCATCGTTAATGAGGCGCACCATAACTTCGCCGCGATAATCCGAGTCGATAATGCCGACACAGTTAACGAGACGCAGGCCATGCTTAAAGCCAAGACCGGAACGGCCGTAGACCAACATGGCTGAGCCAGGCGGGATTTCGAACTTCAGACCGGTTCCGAAGGTGTGGGCCTCGCCAGGCATGACTGTCGCACCATTAGTGGTACTTAAGTCTGCGCCAGCTGCCTCGCTGTTAGCATAGGCGGGGAGTTTAGCATCCCCATGTAAACGAAGCACTTTCACTTTAGGATTTTTATTAGGGCACATATTTTTCCCCGGCTGTTGCTAATGAAATGCACGCCAAACATTTACGCAGTGCATCATCAACATCACCAGCTGTCAGATGAACGTCATAGCTGCTACGTTTCTCCGTGTTGGGGAGATACAGGTAAGAGCGAGAATCGTTCTTGAAATCAAAACCGTCTCGATGGAGACGAATAATAATAAGGATGTCGAAAAAGGATTCGATAGGATAAATTTCACTTGCGAAGCCACCATCGGGATAGACGACATTAATATCGCTGTCCAAATCCCCGTAGAGTGCTTGTAAACGACCAAGCTCAACGTTGCCAAAATATCCGTCACCGAAACGAGGCTTGAATATCTCTTCTGAGACATGAATGAGAGCTTCGCGAGGTGTTCGTCCACCCAGGCCGGCCAAATTGCGCGAGTCTTTAAGACTACGTTCAGAGGCATAGTGGATGAGCTTATCCAAATCAACTTCAAAATGGTCAGCAGTGTGCGCATAAAGAGCATCCTTGAACTGATGTTTTTTATAAGAGCCTGACATCAGGTTTGCAATGGTGTCTTTGCCACAACCGGGAGGGCCATTGAGCACCACTCCCACTTTAATATTGCTCAATCAAAACTCTCTTCGTTTTTATCGCTGCGAAGACGCATGAAAGACGGGAAGCGTAATTTTCCGCTATCGGTTGTCTCTCGATATTTAACCTGCATGATCGTGCCAAGCAGTTCGTGACGACGCGCCCAAATATCTTTGCGTTGCGCATCATCAAAACCACTACCTGCAGAGCCGTGTTCAGACTTAATGGAACCGAGCTGGCCTTTATATTTTCCAGTGCCTTCTTTGAAGCCGGTAATACGCACGTCGGCGTATTTATATGGTACAATCTTCCACCACAGGATATTACCTTTCTTATCCTGACAACGGACGATAACACCTTCATGGCCAGCTTCACGCATTTTCAGCATCAACTGCTCAAGGTTCTCATTGCTTGGGTCGTTTGCCCATCCGAGATAAAGTCGGCTATCAATTCTGCCGTCAGTAAGCTCGTACACGTTATCCTGGGATAATGCCACCAGAGGTTTATCGTCGCTTCCAAGAATAGACGATGTTTCATTCCAGGAGTTGCGAAAGATTTCAGCGTCTTGGAAATGAAGATGGTCAAGGTGTGGTAGCGGCTTGGAATTGCGTGACCATACCCTCCCAGCTTTATTTCTAATAGCTCGGATGCCATCAACCTTGATGTAAAGCTGGCACTTTCCCTTAATTCGCAATTCAGGGTTTTCCCAATCATGGGCATGGGCCTTGCGGTAAGTAGTGCCATCTTCTAAAACTTTAATTGTCATTCTCTTCTCCAGACTGCCCGTTATTCAGGCATGTTCTTTTTGAGATATTCGCGCACCATGTTCTTGCGCCCGATTTTGGTTTTCGGAACAGGGTCGAATTTGGCGAGAACGCATTTCGCAATCTGTTCCTTGTCGGAAAGTTTGCTGAACGCAATGACTTTCTTTTCAATCTCAGCATCACGACGCGAGACGTTATATCGCTCCATATAGGTGACGATACCGTGGCAGTCATGACATAATAATTCGAGGTCTTCAGGCTGAACGAGTAGTAGATTTGTCACGAACTCATTGAGCTTCGATAGGTCTGACAAACCACCACATTTATTTTTGTGGTTTACTTCAATTTCTTTCAGCTTGAAAAGTTTGTGGCAATGAAAGCATTGAATATGGAAGATTGGTTTCTTCGATACTCCAACTTTCAAAGCCACACGCTTCTTTTGAATGAGCGTTAATTTGCTTGGGTGTTTAGCCCAAACACTGCGCAAAGCAGATTGAAGCCAGGCTGTAAATTTGGCTTCAGTGCCGCAATAACCGTACATGGCAATTCACATCCAACTAATGTTCCAGTGGATGCCAAACAAATAAATCACGCAGATGCCGAAATAAGTTGTCTTGATTTAAGACAGAAATGGTCAACAATTTTTGGATTGTAATGCCACATCCTTACCTTATGCCCTTCATCCACCATGTTTGCCATATAAAGCAATCGGCCGTTCTTCAGAAGTTCTTCTTTCCAACCATCGGCGAAACGTAATAGATATTGTGTGGCAACAATATTTAGTCCTTCAGAGTACGAAGTGACTTTATCCAGGAGTTCGAACGCTTCAACAGCGCCAACACCAACACGTTTCTCATATTCCTGGCCACACTTTGCGCCAGATTTGTAGATCTTAGTTTCGACAACACCGCAACCGATAACACCGTCAGTGCTATCGCCGGTCAGCAGCTGCCACAGGAAGAATTTTGCGCCATTACCTTTGACTTCTTTCTTCTTGTTTTTACCGTTGTCTTTGATGATTAACTTCAGCTCGCCGAAGCCAGACACCGTGGTAATTTTCTCGCCAGCGGTCTGAGTTTCCCATCGGTAGTGTTTAATGACCGGCCCGTTTCCAGCTGGATTAGACTTCCCAATTTGAGCCAAGTCTTTATCCAGCGAGGCAATGACAACTTCGTCATACGTGTTTAAGCCTTTATGCACCATTGCCTTGATTTCGCCGCGCTTACCCATATCGATTTCATAATCGAAGCGAGCCAGCATAGCCATTAAATCATCGGCCTCAAGGCCATCCATCTTAATCCCATCGTACATGGTAATTAGGGCGGCTTTGGCATTGTTTAAATTGTCAGGGCGCCATACATCTTTTCGATTATCTTTATATGTCGGGCAGATGTAATGCCGCATATTTGTCTTACCGGAAATACAAACAATCGTATCGGTAGCGCCAACACGCTGTTTGATGTATTCCATTTTCGATTCCATCGACATTTGAATTTTTGCAAAAGAAATATCTTCAGGTTCTTTTCCATACTCTTCAGCGGCTGCGTGGCTAAATGCAACCATGTCTCCATCGACGAGCAATAAAACCCGCTTCTTATTCACTTTGCAAAACTCCATAAAAAAAAGGAGAACCCAAACATCGGATTCTCCTTCGCACATTTATGCAAAATCATCCACTCAACAGTGAATGCTTATTTCGTTAGAACGGCACGGCAGCTGCTGCACCGTTCTCTGCGGCCTGTTTAGCGCGCGCTGCAGCTTGCGCTTCCAGCTCTTGCTTCATGGCTTCGTCTACTTCCTGCTCGCTGGCTTTGTTATCCGCCGGCGCTTTGTCGGAAGACATACCCAGCAACTGTTGCAGCTTGGAACCTTCAAATTCCAGGTTGGCCAATACGCGGTTCTTGATCGCCCACTCAGCATCACCGCCCGGCAGTTTGCCAAAGGCTTCCAGATCGGGATTACCGAGATCGAAGAAGACAGTCGGGTTAATCAGAGGGCGCGCTTCACGCTTGTCTTTCGACTTCATTGGCATAAAGCCAGTGATTTTGTTTGCCTGCTGCCCAGCGTTCTTGCCGCCGGTCTTCGTGTACTGCGTCAGGTTAACCACAAGAGGCTCACCCAGCAGTTCATTCAGCTGCTTGGCAGGATGTCCGGCGATACCAGCTTCCGGGTTTGGCTTAACTTCAAACGCGTCCACAGCCTGCATGAATTTGAAGATGTGGGAGCGATCACCCATGAACCCATCCGGGTTATAGGTAAACTCGAAATCGAACCAGCGCGGCTTGTCGGCCAGGTCTTTACCAATCATTTCGCCAGGCTCGCCGTCCGGGTCTTGAATCATGATAATTTCACCGGCTTCATTGGTTTCCTTCATGAACTCATCCAGCAGTTCGAAGGTAGCCGAGAGCTTGTAAGCCGGCTCAGGGTACTGGCCAGAGCCAGGTTGTTTGCCCAGGTCGATGAGACGAACCAGACGCGCCGGATAACCACCTGCTTCCAGCAGCGGTGCTTTGCTAGGAGCCTTGCCAGAGTCTTTAGTAGGTGCTTGAAATAGGGCCATTTTGTTTCTCCGTTAGAGACAAATTTAGGAAAAATTTTGTGCTAGACCAGCAACATAGCTAGGTCAAAGTCCCATCCAATTAAAACTTCTTTGAGATTGTCGGGGCCAACAGCCAGCGCGATCTGACTTAGCAGCTCGTTAGCGTCTTCTGGATTGCCAAAATTTTTCGGGATTACGTTTTGGGTGAGGAATGCAGCTACGGCATCTTTCGCCAGAATGTCGGAATCTTCGGCGAAAAGGTGAAGCTCGGCTTCAGATGAGTCGTAAAGTGCATAGGCTATTTTGGGCATCAGTGGATCTCTGAGTAGTTATCACCAAACTGGACTTCACACGCGACATCGCGGTTCATTCGCAGCTGTTTATTGGTACGTTCCATAGCCTCAACTCCAACTAATTGCTCCCACAGCTCGCGATTACCTTTGCGTACCTGGAGAATTAGTTCGTCATGGAACTGGCCCGATAAAAGAGGATCGCGGCCATAACGCTCATTGCAGATGTCGATGATGTTGTTACACCAGACGTCGAACACATACGCACCCGTTCCCTGACAGAGAGTTGAGAAACGGTCTTTTTCCTGGCGTAGAGAGTACCAGAATCCATTGATAGGGTTGTGTTGCCACATCTGCCCGTCGATTGTTTTGACGGTAGTGTGTGATGCCACTTCTTTGATAGACCAGTTCAGCTTCCAATACGCCTTGTGCAGCTTCTCAGCTGTTGCAAAATCGCATTTCGCCGAGCGCTGCACTGTCGCAACGCCAGCGCCATACTGGCAGGCGTAGTTTGTGGTCTTGAACATTGGACGCTGCCCAACCTTCATGATGCCGTCTTTGTGGTCTTGGGACTGCTTTTCAGTGATGAAGCCGCCGATAACGCCGATCGCTAAGTGCGCGTCATAGTCTGGAGCCAGCTGCTTCTTCACATATTCGGGATCGTACTGCCACTGGAAGTGGTGCTTGCAACGGTCTTCGAGCGAGGATAGGTCGGAACCCAGCTGCTCATAGTCGTCGTTGAATGCTTCCAGCATTTCACGCAATTCTGCACCGCCAAATACACGGCTGGAAGGAATGTTAACAAGACCGCGATGCTTGAGGCGTAGTGTGTTGGTGAGGCCACCGCAACGTGCAATGAGGAAACCATCATCGTCAACATCACGAAGCCAACCATTGACAATGCTAAGGCGGTTTCGATAAACGCCCAGGCCAATGAGGTGTTCAACACCCTTCCCCGGATTCTCATCGGCCAATTCATATAGGCTCGGACAAATATCGGGATTGCCATCATCATCTTTAACGGTGATCTGCGGTATTTGCTTCGTCTCACCGGTTTCTTTGTTTCGTACAAATTTAAACGTCTCCGGCTTCCAGCCCAGGCTGAACAGCCAATCTTTAACCTGCTGATGTGAACCGGCGTTCGGCTCTTTGTAGCCTTTTATTACCCGGATAACCAGCTCGTTGTCAGTCCAATCCAGCTTGTTGCTGTCGCAAAGTGCCTTCCACTTAATGCCGGCAGCAGAAAGGGACTTGTCTTTCTTGAAGCACTTCGCAGGGCGCTCCATGAGCTTGTACTCAGGGATGCGTGGCATTGATGCTTCGAGTGCAGTTTCTTTCTCTGCAATCATTGGCACCAACATAGCCTGGAATTTTTCAGCTTTACCCTTATTCAGCCGCCATTTTGTGCGCTGCTGAATTAGCTGTTGGTTTGCCTTCGTCATCAGATATTCGACGAAGCGCTTTACTTCTGCTGGACTGCGATAAATTGCCAGCAGCTGAGAATATTGTTGTTCCCACAACTGCATTTGAATTTTGCAGTCTTCCATCACACGATGGTTATAATCTTCTTGAGTTTGGTTTTCCCAATCCTCAATTACAGGCTTCGGCACACCGAAATCTTCGCCATAGCCTTCAAGCCCATGTTTAGGGCGGCGAGGCTCTAGATACCAGCTGATAAACAGGGTATCAATGACTGTTACTTTTGAAACATCATATCCAAGAAACGATAATGCCTCGCGGTCAAATAAGTAACCGTTGTGCATAATCAATGTGGGGCCGGTATTTAAAAATGCCTGAATCTTTTCGCGTTCAGTCCATTCAATACAAACTTCTTCTTTCGATACAGCGTCAATATAACCTAAGTTGTGCAGCCTGGGAGAAGATTGCTTCTTCATTTGCTCCAACAGCCCGGTCGTTTCAATATCGGCTGCCTTCACATTCTCCCACGGATAAATCATTTCAGTCTCCATCTGGGAAATAAAGGGAGGAGCCACAAAGCCTCAACTTCGAGGGATGTGGCGTCCTAAGTGTTTATTGCCGTGGGCTGCTAGTTTTAGCCAGCTGCACCACTTCTTTGGTTTCGAACAACGAGTCTTCCCAAGAGCGCTGCAGCACGCGGCAACTCTCGTAGTCGTAATACGTTTTGAACGCTTCCAACTTGCCCGCTTCGCGTGCCTTAATACCGCGAATAATGGAGCAATTCGGGTCTACGGCCTGCATATTGCGCTCGAAGCCGAACATGTAATGGGAATACTTTGCAGCTGCGCGGGAGCCGGTAAAGTCGCCTTTAAGCACCTTGCCGCCCAACTCGTGTGAACGCGCGCCTTTGGCCACCGGGTTAAGGTGGGAAAGGTCGAGAATCATGAACTGATATTGCTCTGCAAGTTTGACCTGATCGGCATACACTTTGCCCAGGAAATCATTGCGCTCGGATGCAGAAATACCCTCCGAGAGAATGGTCAGGTTATCCAGCACGAACATGTCGATGTCCGGGCCAATCTGACGCAGAATCGTCTTCATGCCTTCCCACGTTTCATACGGGTCATCGCCCTGCTGCTTTCTGTCCCAAAACTCCATGTTGTGCAGGAATTTTTCGCAGGTTTTCAGGAAGCGATCGTGATCGTAGCGAGGATCGTCTTTGAAATGAGGATCGTAATAAGGTAAGCCATCATGCAGTGACGCCATGCGGCGCAATGTCTGCTGAGGACTCTCCTCCATGAATGAGGTAAAGATGCCCCAATCATGCTCAAGAATGTTGTGCTCCGCCATTTGGCGAGCCAGGGTGGTCTTGCCGCCACCTTCTGTGCCGCCCAGCGTCCAGATCTCACCACGTCGCTGGCCAAACGAACTTCTCGTCATAATGGCCCACGGCGTTGATGCACCTTCTTGTAATTCTTCTTCCATTTCCAGCAGCAGCACGTTCTTATCAACCAGAGCGGTTGGCAGTGGGCGCGCTGCGCGGAAAATCACAGCATCACGGCACTGTTTCAACATGCCGCGTTTTAAACAATCGTTAGGGTCGTTCGCCGGGAGTTGGGCGATCATCGCGCCAGGGAGCAATCTGCAGGCTTCTTTGGCCGCTTTCTTGCCAGGTTCATCGTTGTCGAACACGATGACCACATTTTCCCAGCGCTGGCGAATTTCTTCTGCCACACGAGACAAGCATTTGTGTACCGAATCGGAGCCATCAGACAGCGAGATAACCGCAAAGTCTAAGGATTCGTATTCGCCGCCACGGTTGAGCGTTTTGAGGATCTGGCGTAACGCAATCATGTCCTCCTCGCCCTCTGTGATGTAGAGCGTTTTGCCGCCAACAGCTTTCGCAGCTTCCCAGTTGTATGGGTCATTGTTCTGCGTATCGCCGACGCTCCACATTACCTTCTTGCCCAGGAGCTTTATCTTCCACCGAACAAGTTTGCCTTCGCGTGTGTAGCCGTGCGCCAGGGCATTTGGAGTTGTGCCGTCAAATTCTGAATACAACAAACGAACGCGAGCCTCTGACCAAAATTGAGGCTCGATGGAACGATGCTCTAAATCGAACACCGGACACGAGGTGATTTCATTAAGCTCCTCCTGAATCTCTTCAGGCGTCTTAACGTGGATTTCTTTCGGGTCAGGCGGATTGTTGCCGTAAGGATTTGGAACCAGGACACTACAGGCGAAGCAATAGCCAGAGAAAGTGCGGGTTCCGTCTTCGTTCTCGTTCAACCAAACCTGTAGCGATTTGCCAGACGTGGACTTACAGTTGGGAACGTCGTGCTTAATCTTGGCGACGCATTGCTTCACTTGCATTTTCTTATTCCTGTGACGTCAGCGCTTTCCAGCAAACAGGAAACAGCTCTGACATGATCTTGTTAATCTCCTGTGCGAACAGGCGCGCTTCATACTGCGCGTGCTCGGTGGAGCGTTGTTTATAGAGGTTTGCCCATCCGTAGAGAGAGCCAGTCCAAATCCACTCAGTCACCATCGACTGTGGGAGAACCATTCGCGCCTGCTCTGGAGCAACACCACTTTCAATTAATGTTTGATACAGCCGATATGCCATGCTGGCCGCGTGTGCGAAAAGGATGCGCGCATCCTCAGCTTTGTCGGCCGGAAGCGGCTGTGCTGTTTGCGTCATCAGCTTGGCTGGACGTGCGAACACTTCGTCAGGAACGTAGAAGTCCATCGGAATGGATTCACCATCCTTGTAGCGGCGAGAGATCTCATTCCAGCTGAAACCTGCCTGGTGCTTGCCCAGCTGGCGAGCCAGGAAAATGGGCGCCCTGCAGCGCAGAGAAACCTGTGGATGACGGAACGGTGTGATGTGCTCATGGTCAGCGAGGAAATTAATCAGCGCATTGTCGCGCTCGCTTAATTCGCTGGAGTGAGCACCATAGGAAACTCGCGCCGCATTCACTACGGTTAAATCCGAACCCATATGATCTACGAGTTCGGCGGAAATAAATTTATTCAATTTAGATTATTCCAAAAAGGGTAAGAAAACGGTGCGAACACCAGCTTGGGGTATTCATTGATGTACTCTCGCGTGGCTCTACTTCGAACACTACACAAAACTAACTACAGACTTATTGTCCACATGCAAAAGCACATTAATGAATTTGCTGGTTTTTACAGGCCAGCACCTGCTATTACTTTTTCGGCGAAAGCGTAATTACTTTCTCTATGGGAGATGAACTCAGGTCATCGTCAAACCTGCCCAAACCAATTAAAGTTTAGGAACCCTGCCTTGCATATTTTATAAATGTTGAAGCATCCGCACCTTTTAGGATTTGGAACTCAGGATGAGGAGTAAGCCCTGACAAGGATATTTAAATCCCTTCTTGCAGTTTTTCATTTAATCTCGCCACCACATATTGTGTCCGGTTATGACGCCGGTATGCCAGAGCGCATATTGCATTTTAAAGATGCAGAACTTATTCAAGGAATTCTGTGGCCCTTAACGTGGGCTATTCGTGGTTAACGCCTCTACTACGATTAACGAGCAGTTTATGTCCATGCTCAGGGCGATGGCCGGTTTTGTTAACGCTGGTTAGCCGGTAGACAGCGAGGCTTGCGTCGTGTCTGGAGTACAGAATCATAGCTTCTGCCCAGCGCGGGGATTGATAGTCCCACTCCATTCACTCAGGCAGACGGCGTAACTTTTGCCGTCTTACATTTGGCTTCATATATCAAATCATGAGCCAAAATTTGTCGCTTCGTTTCTGACGTCATTACGTCTTTCTTCGAAACGGTAATAATGCTGAAAGAGGAACAGGCCGTGTCAATGACCTTAATCTCTGGTAAAGCGCTGCAGGCCGTCATCAACGGCAGCATCACTAATGCTGCTAACAGAGGCATGAACCTCTTTTGCTGTCGTGGCAGCGACAACTTGTTTGTCAGCAACTGCTTTCGTTTCTTTGATTTCATTGTCTTTCTGTTCCGCCTCCACCTCTTCTTTCATGGTGGAGCGACCTTTGAGAAAAGCCAAAAGCAGCATCATCAGCACGCCGGCCGCGATGCCAGCCCACAACTTAAATTTTGCAACCATCGCAGTCAGCTTCATCAGCGCCTTCGAGAGCTTCGCGCTCTTCTTTGTCTTTGGTTGCAGCAGCATCTTTAGCGCGCTGTTCAGCGGCTTCGGTATCAATGCCTTCAAGGATCTTATCTAAGTCCACGTAATGCCTCATTCAATTGTTTTCTAAATAATAAAATAGCCGCCGCAGGCGCATCATATTTGCGCAGCTTTCTAAATAATTTTTTATTCTTATTAATCTTACAGCGGGCTTCGAGAACTTTGCAGCAGCGGGAAACAGCTTTATTAGGGTCTTCGCCGTATTTTAGAGCCATACTCATTGCCAGTTCTGCAGAAGTCAGGCAAGAAATATACTCATCCAACTGTTGTGCTCCTTAAAATAGAAAAGCCCAATACGGGCTTTCCTTTAATCAAGTCTTTTAGCTGCATCGTTGTAAACTTGGCTGTTCTCTCGTTTACCGATTGCAATAACTTCAATCACTACGCGGTCATCAATGACTTTATAAACCAACCTGTAGCCAGCGGCTTTTAGTTTGATTTTATAGCAGTCCTTCATCGAGTGAAGTTTATTCTTTTCTACCCTGGGATTTGGCAACAGCTTTTTCAGCTTTTTGGCAAACTCCTCACGGACTGTGGAGTTCAGTTTGCCCCACTCTTTCAACGCAGTTTCTTTAAACTCAACTCTGTAGACTGTCATGTATAGTCATCCAGGTTTACGGGGAAACTCTTCTCGCCTTCCCTTTCGCGCACGATTTTGGCCAGCTCGATGTCTTCCATGATTTCCATCATGAGATCGTAGGCCGCTGCCGGCACGCAGTAGAAAGCAGGCTCGTTGCGGTTCAGGATAACAACAGGCTCACCATGCCCAGCCTGAACTGTAGCCATCGGGTTTTTCTTCAGCTCGGTGATGCTTGCTGTGGTGTTGGTGTGTAAGTAATTAGCCATGCTGGAAACCTCTTTAGAGTGCTATAAGAAAACCTTTTAATCGGTCTTATTGTAGCGCCGCTCTCGAAGGATTGAAACCTCACACTGAATTCTTGCCCGTTATTAATCACAGCGGGGCCACTGCGCCGAATTTGGTTACACGGAGTCGGAAGACCGTGGGCGTTGCTCTGAACTTAATCAGGCAGCAGCCAGTGCATAGTTATCGTTTGCAGTTGTCTTTAAGTTTCAAAAACAGTCGCAGACTAAACGCACGAAAACTTCTGTTTGGACTCTGGCGCTCAACCAGTGGTTTATGAAGGCACTACCCTTGTCTAAACCATGCGTGGCAGCTTAGCTTCACTGGTGCCCTTCCTCATGGAAATTCCAACATATTCCAGGCAGTTTTCACGACTAGTGTTGTCACTACTTTGCCAGGGGTCTGATGTAGTAATCCTGTGGGCACGCTCGTCCAGCTACTCGCCACACTCCATCTGAGTGTGTTATCACTGTTGCCAATGAGTTTGGCTGTTGCAAATCCAAACAGAAGCCCACTCCTTTCAAGAGTGGGATTCAGAGTCGCGAGCTAAATGCGGCGCATTTGCGCCCCATTTGTTACGCCGACCAGATCGACTTAAAACATCGGCGCTTCTTCAGCCGCCGGCTCTGCAGCAACTTCTGCAGCAACTTCGGCTTTGGCTTCTTCAGCTACCGGCGCTTCGGTTTCTTTCGGGGTGTCGAACACGGTACGCTCAACAACCGGCTCGCCTGCTTCAACCCACGGCAGGTAGAATGACAGGAAGTTCTTGATGGTGTTGGCCTGCATGTTGCGGGAACGGTCGATCGCACCGACGGTGTTCAGGAACGCTTCAGTTGCCGCGTCGATTTTCGCGCCGTTTGCCAGTCGGAATTCGTGCGCGTTACACTCAGCTTCGCTGGTGAACAGGGAGCCATCGATCGCTTCGTACTGAGTTACTGTTACTACTTTAGCCATTGCAAATACCTATTTATGTTGAGTGGATGACAACGCAGCTTGTGAGTTTTCACGCTTTATAATCGCTGTGTTGCATCAGATTGTTTTATTGTTGGAGGTCTTCTCCTTTCACATCCAACTAATGCAAAAGAAGTTTTCCAAAATTTAAAGCCGCACAGTTTTAACAAAATGAAGAAAAGACAAAATGACAATATTGTCATTTCATCAGATTAGTATTTTGTCAAAAACTCAAATTGTTAATTTGTCAAATGAGTGCGAATCGCTTCAGCGTTGTGTTAACGAGATCGTCGATCTCCTCAACACTGAATTCGGTACGGATTGAGTCCTCGATGCCTTCAATCTGAAGTGCAACAAAGCGACCAACACCGTATACCGTCAGACGGTTTAACCGGTCACGAACTGTCATACCGGCCTCATCGGCCACTGCACGAAGCAGACGCCAACGGAATGTTCTATTTGGAACCGCGAAGCCGCGCGCGCCGAACACGTTTATCATCAGGTTGCCGAGGCAAACCGCTTCAACGTTCCATCCACGTCCAACTAATTCCTGCAGAATGCAGAGAGTCAAAAGTTCGAACTGGTTAAAATGTTGCGATCGACAAAAGTTAAAATATTCGCTCGGTGCGTTTGAGCGCGAGTAAATGCCCTGTTTGTAGGCACGCTCGGATTCCTGCGCAGCCAGCATCAAAAGGTCTGGCTTAATCAACTTCATTGCATCGAAGCCAGCTCGTGTGGCTTTGATAACTCGACATGCTTCCAGCGGTTTCAACTTAACGTATTCACCCTTCTTCGAATCGGGCGAGAAATGCTGCCAATACACGACGAGGTTTTCTTTAGCCAGGTACGCCGCATCGTTCTCGTTCAACCACATTTTGATGGTTTCGAGAGCTATGAAGCGATCTTGCTCATTGTGTTTGCTCACTGATGTACCCTTGTAAAATGTTGATGCGCTCAACACCTTCGGGGTTAGCGGCTAACTTTTCCATTGCCTGTGAAGCAGAGGCTCTGTGGCTAATAGCACCTGCACTGAGGTGCATGATGATTTTGCCAATCTCCCCGGAAGGAGGTGCGCCGCTATCAAGCAGCAGATTGGTTACATTGTGCAGCACAAACCCGACAGTCTGCGCTACGGCGAATTTCACCTCTTCCTCGGTGAAAAGCTGCGGTGCCGGCGTTGCGACTTCTGCTGCAGCTGTAGCTTTCTTTTGGGACATTAATGGCCGGCCATAATACGCTGGTTGGCTTCTTCGACGGACATACCCATCGACACCAGTTGAACAACACATTGAGAAATACGGGCTTGGGCCATCTTCTCAATTTCCTTAAAGCCTTCGCTCTCAACATCAATTTTGTTTTTAACATCGATGAGCGTGGCCATGACGCCATGCGCCATTGCGATCGCCTGCAGCCGCTGACATTCATAATTAATGGTCAGCCCGGCCAGCTCAGTGTGCGTCCGAATTACTTCGTTGGCCGAGCGGAGCTGCGATTTCAATTTCTTTTTTAGAGTTTTACGAGCCAAATGGCCTCCTGTTGACGCCATTAGAGCATCATGGAACGAACAAATTTTCGGTGCGCAATGCGGGTCAGATCTTCAAGACTCCACGGAATTCCTTCACGCACCAGCTGGGCAAACGACTTCGCCACATAGCGCGTGTGCATAATCCACGCATTTTTATTGTCTGAAAAACTGATTGCGATAAGCTGCTTACCCACAACCACATAGGTTGAGTAAATCCCATCTTTATTCAAAAACTGTGCAATCTTGCAGCCTCTCAGCCACGCAGGAATTGCTTGCTTACTCATATTCGAATCTCCAAATGTGACTGATTAGCCCGACCGTAGCCGGGCAAGCCGACAAACCTGCGCAGTGGCGGATTCTCCGCTGCCACCAGGCGTTTGATAGAAGAGGGTAGGGTGATTGCATTGGTGTAAGGCTGCGCCGCGCTATGGCCTCTGTGTGGCGCCCACAATGGCACAGCGCATGACGCACTCTGCGGCGTCTCTGCAGGCGACAGCCTTACCCGATACAATCACGAACCTGTTTGCTGATAACGCGGCTATGGCCGCGCCAGGCTGCTAATTTTTGACGCCAGCCCGTAGCTGCTGCATCTGCTTGGCCTTAGTGGCTGTCACAATGCCGTCATGCTGGCACCAGGGACATTCAGAAACGTAACTCATGCCCGAATAGTGCTCTGGCTTCGTCCGTTCGTTGAGCCTGTGAATGTGAAAGCAGTTCGAGCAACCAACTTCTTTGTTACCTGTATTTCTTCTCATCCAACTAATCCTCAATTTGAGCTACCGTGTAACCATGAGGCACTACCCTCTAATTATTCAGCCCTAACAGCTTGGTTACAGCGGCAGATCTATATTGTTATGTCTTCCCAACCCGCCCAAATAGCTGGGGGTCTTATTTCGAACTTCACGTTAATTAAAAGTTAAAAGATAAGTAGGTTAGTGATGGCTTAGTGGCCATCCCGAAACAGACTTTGTGACAGACCTGTTTTGGGATGGTAACTGTGCGTTACTAAAATGGCGTTAACCGGAAAAAGTGGTTAATCCTCAGTGACCTATCGTCACAATGCGTTGGCTCTTACTTGACGCATTTTTGTATAATGCTTTTGACCTACAGAGGCACGTTCAGGCATTAGTTGAATGTGGAAGCGCCTGGAAGATTGATAGTTACAATGCCAGGCACTTCCAATTCCAACTAAAGGCCAAGCCGTAGTGCAGACGCTTTGCGCTCAAGTTTCCACTTATGGTCAAAGGCTGATAACGGCCGCGTGTATAGTCGCGATTTTTCCGTCAAATCAGCACTGAAACAATTATCGCTCTCGCGGTTCACCTGAAAGTAAATAAGCCCCAACAGCCAACCTTGTGAAGTTTTAATTTTCGTCTGTGCGAGCGCTTGGTAATAATTACCGTTGCTATGCTGCAGAATTACTCCAGCGACCAGATCGTCTTTATTCAAAACAAACTCCATTAAATATTCGCGAAGACATGACCATCATGGGAATAATATTCAGAAGATGCCTGCAGATCGCGAGCATGTGCATCAAAGTCGATTAAATGACGATGCGCTTCTGGGATTGATTCCATATGATATTCTTCGAAATGGTTTTCAGCAAAATCTCTGAAGGTTCTAAAGTAACCCTTATAGGCTTCTTCAATTTTGCTAAATTCAATACCACAATGAATCGCAGCGTCGATAACATCATCGTCATAGTTACCCATTGCTTTAGAGAGTTCAGCGAATTTATCCCAATCAAACGAGACGCCGCTAATAAGATTGCCAGCAAAACCATCGGCAGTGATATAAATAAAATCACGACCAACAATTTCTTTAGCTGCGTCTGAGTCAATGCCGCAATGGATTAAGAAATCTTTCATATCAGCACCCTGTGCCAATATTTCTTCCGCCGAAACCCAAATGTTAGCACCATCAAGCCCGAAAAACTGGACGCAAAGATCTCTTTCAACGTTGAGCATTGCACGTTCAATAACGCGAACCAATTCTGCATTATTCATCTGGATTCTCCATAGATGACTTATTTGATCGCCGGCAACTCAAAGTGCGGCATGTCTACGAAACTTGATGGCGGCTTTTGTAGCTCATCAATTCGCGACCAATTACCGCCCCAGCGAATCTCGATGCCGAGTTCTTTCGCTGCTGCAAACATATGATGAGCAAGGGTTTTAAAACGATCGGTATCGTTCCAGTCAACCGGGTAAGGAGCCAGGTCAACAGCGTTGCCTGACATATGACGTGACGTCATCACTTTTGTAGCGCCTTGCTCAAAGAGTTGCTTCTGTCGCTTCTGGTCACGAACACCTTCAATTACAGTTACGTCAAAAGGCAGTGTTTCAAACGCCTTTAAACAAACACGACGTAAGTCCATCCTTATAGAATTCAACTTCGCTTGAGACGCAGCACTTAATTTTACGTTGCTCATTGTGCCGCCTGCGATGTCGAAGTAAGGCTGGATGACAAAGTTTCCTGCAATTGATTCTCAATACCCGACAGCGTTTCGGCATATGTCGTGTAGGACTTTAATTTGTCGGTTTGCAGAGCAATAAACTGCTCCAAATTAACTTCTGACCAAACGTTGTCGGCCATTACTCTAATGGTCGTGTCGCCATTTTTTAATTTGGCGGTTAACGTATCGATGAAAGACTGCTGATATTCAACGTCTCTCTGTGCGTTCGCTACCGCCTGATTTAATTCACTAAGCTGCAATGTTCAAGCCTTGAGGGTTTATGGTTAGATAATACTTTGCTAACCTGTTATTAATACGCGTATAGCCTCTGACTGTTGCCTTATGGCCATACATATCTTTGGCGGCATATTTGCCGATTCGCTCCAGGTGACGAATTACTTTATCAACCAGGCGCGGCCAATCTGCTTCTTCGCAATTAGACTCGATGAGGTAATCAATCCCGTCGATTTTAAATTGCTGATGTGCTCTATTACTCATGCTTTCTGCTTATTTGATGTTGCAATACACGGACGATTCAGGCTTACGTGAATTAAGATTGGTCACGTTCTTAAATATCCGCATTACTATTTTGTTTCTGTAATCCGCGCTAAATGTGGCGAGCTTACCTGTGTCTAAGTTATAGAACGTCACTTCGTCGAGCGACGACTCGTCCGGGACTTCCATATAGACGCCGGCATCGAGTGCGATCGTCATGGAAATTGGCTGCTTTTCAACCTGTTGCCAACTAATAACACGGCCAGAGCAGTCGAAATTGCGTAAACGCGTCTCTGCGAAAGTTTGGCTACTCAGGGTCAGCAAAAGAAAAAGAATTGACGTAGCGACGCCAAAAGACATTGTTTTTCGTGTGGTCTTTATCACGGACTTCTCCAGATTCTAACTTCATATAAGGGGGCTTATACGAAGTTAGGAATTAATGTTGGTTGACAAATCGATGATGATTTGACAAATTTAAGCAATGCTCAAATGACAATATGACAAAAGGATAATTTCATGAAGATTGTGTCCTTCCTCAATCCCAAAGGCGGCAGCGGCAAAACTACCGCTGTTGTTAACGTGGCCACCAGTTTGGTGCGCAAGGGATTTAAGGTTGCCGTAGTTGATACCGACGACCAGGAAAGTGTGGCTAACTGGAACGAGAACCAAACCGCGATCTTCGACATCTTCACTGCCGAGTCGGAAAAGGACGTTTACCAGGTGCGCAAGGATCTGAAGCACTTCGATTACGTCATCATTGATGGCGCTGGCATCCTCGATATTGTCACCTCAGCCTCTGTGATGGTGAGCGATCTCATCGTTATTCCAGTAGCTCCGTCGCCGCTCGATTTCCGCACCTCAACAGCATTGTTCCCGCTAATCGAAGCCCAGGCATTCAATCGGCCGGTTGAGGCTTTCTATCTCGTAACGAAGAAGAAGCCGAACACGAAAATGTATCGCCGGCTAAAGGACAACATCAAAGAGAGCGGTTTCCCGCAAATTCGAGTGGAGATCAATCAGCGCGAGAGCTACATCCAACCATTTGATGATGGCCTGACGGTCTACGATACTAATGATGGTGCAGCAAAGGGCGAGATTGACTGCCTTGCAGCTGAGTTGATTTCAATGTTGAACAAATGATGAAATGATGATTTGAGCAAATGACAATTTTTAGTTATATTCATTTTGTTATTTTGTCATTGCATACTACAGGTGGCGTCTATGGCTCTCAAGCAGCACTCTGAAAGTTCCCTCAAGCCGGCTGTTGCCGGTAAACACCGTAACACAGATAAGGCTCTTCAGGCGCTTACTGCGAAGAAGGAGAAACGTATTCAGGTAGTTTTCGACGAAGATACGCACCAGCAGTTTAAGATGGCGTGTCTCGCAAATGGCACCTCAATGAGTGACGTCATTAACGAATTTGTTCAAACGTACCTATCTGAAAACGATCCTAATCGATCCAAAAGTTGATCTTCCTGGCTCTTAGAGTTAATCTGAGGCCCGAAACGAAAAAAGCCACCCGAAGGTGGCTTTGTTCGAGGTTCCGAGGAGTTGGCGCTCCAAAGAACCTGGTAACTGGCTTCAGCAGAGCGCAATTACCTTAACTGTTCTTCAAGTATAGCCGTAGTCCGGCTATCACTTCAAGCGTTTATCCGCTTAAAATTACCGCTCTGCAGCTCGTTACCGATGGCTACCGCCATTGGCGATTCGGCGTGTCTGCAGGGTTGGATTCAAGAGTTTGTTACCTGTAGGTCGCGGTAGTCGGGTTGAACGGGGAGTTCGTGCATACAACCCAGCTT